ATGTCGAAACAGACCGTATCCTACTATGGCGTCCATTGGGACCCCGAGGGGATAGCCTTCCTCGAGCAGGGGAAGGTCGGCGGGAATGCGATCGGGTGGCGAAAGCCGAGCCCGTTCCAGGTACAACTCCCGACGAAAGGTCATCACTGCAACCACCAGATCCCCCTGCAGGCGCCGATCCCGAACCTCACCCACACGGCGTTCTTCGACTCCATCCTCGACGACCCGCTCGTCCGGGTCATGCTGCCGATCCCGAAGACCGATACAGGGGTCTACTTCGTCGCCGAGACCGATCCCAACATGGTCGAACTGCTGGTAATGCTGTCGACGATGTCGAGCCCGATCTTCAACGTCGTGAGCCCGATGTGGTCGATCGACCCGAAGGTGTGGGTGAAGCGGCTCTACAACAGCAACATCCAGCCCCAGGTGCTGCACGGCGTCCGTCCGGCCGACACGGACAAGATGGTCGACCTGGCTCAGGCCGCGGCTACCTCTCCGTCGAAGTTGATCTTCTCCGGATCCGAGGACGTCGTGGTCCCGCGGGCGGCGAAGCGAATCACTACCCGCGTGATCCCGAGCAACAGGGACTTCAACGAGATCCTGGCCCTTCCCTGGGAGAGCTTGGGCGCCTATGTGCTGAGGAAGTACATGCGCAGGGAACTCGAACTATGAAGTTCATATGAAGTACGGTTGAAATGCCGCCCTCTGGGCGGCATTTTCATTTCGAGGCGACCATCCCTGAGAGGGACAAATGCAAATCGAGCGAGGGACGCTCCGCGACTATCAGGTCGCGGACCTCTGTTTTTACATGCAGGAGGAGAAGAAGGGGAACCTGTCAGACCCAGGGACGGGTAAAACCCCCTCCGTCTGCGCCTACCTTTGGTATCTCTGGTCCGAATTTGGCATCCGGTCCATGTGGCCGCAGCCGAAAAGCCTGCTCGAAAAGAACTACTGGGAGTTGTTGAAGTTCTCCGAGTTCGAGCCGGACGACATCGTCATCTTTGATGGAAACCCAAAGCAGCGCGCCGAGCTGATGGCCAAGCCGTACAAGGTCTGGCTTATGGGCTTCACCCGGTTCGCGGATGACTGGGCCAACCTCATGGCGGCCCACCCCGGGTTCGATTGCGTCGCGGTCGACGAATTCCACATGGGCTTCGGGGGGTGGAAGAGCAAGCGGACCCAGCAGCTGGTGACCGCTTGCCGGCGGATGAAGCACTTCCTGCCCATGACCGGCACCCTGGTAGACGGTCGCCTCGACAGCGTCTACCCGGCGGTCCACATCATCGAGCCGCTCTACTACGCGAGCTATGAGGCCTTCCTCTACCAGCACGAGGTGAAGGACTGGAACGGCAAGCGGATCGGCTGGACCGGGCACGAGAAGATCTCGGCCATCCTCGGCCGCCACTGCATCCGCCGGACCTTCGAGATGGTTTATGGCAAGCAGGAGGTGGTCACCCATGTCGAGCGCGTCGCGATGTCTCCGAAGCAGCGGGAGCTGTACAAGGAGATGGAGAAGAACGCGCTGATCGAGCTCGAGGACGCGTTCCTCGAAGCGGGCTTCCCGGGCACTCACGTCATCCGTCTCCGTCAGCTGATGGAGCATCCGGAGGCGATGCCCCACCCTGTCACCGGCGATCCGGTGGACCTGATGAACGGCGAGGTGAACGGCAAGGACGAGCGCCTGTTGATCCACCTGACCGACCACTGGAACAGCGGCAAGCCGCTGATCATCTTCGGCTCCCTGGTGAAGTCCCTCGAGCGCATGGCCAAGCTGGCCGAGTCCGTCGGGCTCCGGACTGGCCTGATCCATGGTGGTGTCTCCGCGGCGAAGCGCGCTGTCATCGACGAGCAGTTCCGAAACGGCGAGCTCGACGTGGTTGTATGTTCCCCTGCCACCGCTGCGGTCGGCTTCAACTGGGGCCACGTCGATCACATCATCTTCGCCTCGATCGACTACAAGGACACCAACTACGTGCAAGCTCGGGGCCGCGCTATCCGAGGCAAGCGCGAGAAGCCGCTCCGAGTGACGGTGCTCGAATACGAGAAGAGCATCGATCAACGCATCTTCCAGATTGTCGAGCAGAAGTCGAAGGACGCGAAGCTCGTCGACCCCACCCGCGAGCAACTCCAGCTCGCGAGTTAGTCGGTTGATATCTACTTCTCAGATTACTTCTGGGAAACGGAGGGAGACCGACTATATTGGCCATCGTACCTGAGTGGTACTGATGCAATGTGAACCCTGAACAAAGGATATATCTATGGATATCAATGCTTCGATCGCCGCTGCCAAGGCCGCGGCTGGTGCTGCCGGTGCTGCTGCCGCCAACGTTCCGGCTGCAGTCGTCCACAACACCGGGGTCCCGGCGATGCCCGGCCGGCGCATGGGTCTCGACGACTTCCTGAACTCCGGCGGCCCGGCGGTCGACGGTTGGATCAAGATCGGCGAGTCCGGCATCTCGTTCGGCAACAACCTGACCCGCTTCAGCGGTCTGCGGTTCCGCCTGCAGGTCGCCGAGATCCGGTACTTCCAGGTGGTGTCGTTCGGCAACCCGGCGCAGTACCTGAAGACCGCCGACGGCGTGACCTGCGTCGAGGGCGGTTCGTGGGAGCAGGCCCTGGCCCGCGCCGGCGGCAAGCGCCCGTACGAGTCGGCCGAGCTCGTCTTCGAGCTGCTCGAGGATGCGGTCGACCCGAAGAGCAAGCAGGTGATCGCCGCGTCCGGCACCCGCTGGGGCTACTCGACGCCGTACAACGCGTCGCAGAAGTTCAAGAAGCTGCTGAGCGAGATCCACGCCCTCGGCATCGACCCGCGCACCGCGGACGTCGAGCTGAAGCTGGACGGCGAGCCGAAGGCCCGGAACGGCAACCAGTGGAAGGAGATCGTCTTCGAACTGGTCGGGCCGTACGCGGTCACGATCAACTAAGACGACGGGGCGGGCTTCGGCCCGCCCCTCTTCTTTCATCCCTGCGCGGGACCAATGCCGTGTTCACGATCTACGACATGAACAACCATAGCCGGCGCAACTTCGAGCGCGGGCAGTCGGTCTCCACCATCTATCACATGATTAACCAGGATCCGAACCCGGTCATCCTGGTGTGGGATGGCCCCTTCGGCAATCAGCAGCGTCGCCGCTTGTTTCCCGGTTACAAGGGAAAGCGGAAGGGCATGATGGAGGACATGCGGGCGAGCCAGGAGCTCCTTCGGGAACTGCTGAAGCTGACCCGCCACACCACCATTCTGGTCCCCGAATTCGAAGCCGACGACGTGATCGCGGCGATCGTCCGACAGCTCGGATCCGAGCCTGTCCACATCCGCAGCAACGACATGGACTTCGCCCAGTTTCCCAACGTGAAACTGGACCGTGAGAAGATCCCCTGCGAACCCGAGTGGGTGCGCCTCTACAAGGTGACTGTCGGTGACGACAGTGACAGCATCCCAGGCATCAAGGGGTTCGGTGAGGGCAGCTGGCCCAAGCTCGACAAGCCAGGGTTCCAGGCTTTTCTCAATGGCCTCGGCAATGCTCCGGCTCTGGATGGTCTGGGGTTCTCCAAAGCTCAGCTGAGCTGGCTCGAGGAGCCTGAGAACCTCGAACTAATCCGGACCTTCTACCAGATCGTCGGCTTCCTCGACGTCCCCTCCGACCTGATCTCGAAGGGTACCACACCTGGTCGCCCCAACCCGGCGGCCGCCAACGAGATCCTCCGCCAATACCTACTCCCGTGAGGAGCAAATGCCGAAACCCGAGTTATCCGATGCCGTCTTCAAGTACGGCTACGACCTGGCCATCACCTATGGCTACGACCTGAAGGAGATTGCCGAGGGCTTTGCCTATGGCCTCGGCAAGCTGACGACCGGCGCCTTCGCCGAGCAGGGTGTCGCCCTCGATCCCGCCCTCGTCGAGCCGATCGAGAAGGCCCTCCTCCAAGGCGTCAGGGACCACGCTCTGCGACTGGGGGTGCTCCTTGACCATTAAGCCCCTCCTCGTCGACGCCCGGAACTGGGAGGCGGTCAAGCCCGAGCTCCTGGACGCGGTGTCGACATCCAGCATTCTCGGGTTCGACATCGAAACTCAGGACGAGCACGCGCATCCGGGCATCAAGGCGTATCGGAAGAACGACGACGCCAAGATGTTCGACTACCGCCGGTCGGTGGTCACGGGGTTCTCGATCTACGTCGACGGCGATGACACCGCCTACTATCTGAACCTGGCCCACGCGGACGTCGAGAACCGGATCCCGTGGCACGAGGCCAAGCAGGTACTCGACGCTCGGAAGACGAGCTGCACGACGATCTGCCACAACGCCCCGTTCGAGTTGACCATGATGGCCAACTGCCTGGGCTACGAGCTCGGCGAGAACGTGCTCTGCACCCTGCAGATGGCAGTGTCGGCCTATGGCCCGGACGAATACTCGATCGACACGTTCGATGCGACGGGACTCGATTGGATCGAGCCGCTGCTGCCGTCGGCGTCGATGCTGTTCGCCAACTACCAGGCGGGTATGGAGCTGACGTCGGAACAGGATGAGCTCCTATACAAGGTGATCGCCAAGGAAAGCCGATCGTCGTTCTCATACAACGGGTTCGTCGATTTGATCTGCTACGGCTACGGCCTCAAGAAGCTGGTGAAGAGCTTCTTCGGCTACCGGATGACGACCTTCGAGGAGGTCCTCGGCGCCAAGGATCACATGGGGCAGCTCACCGGCGAGGAGGTGGTCGCCTACGGTGCCGACGACGCCTACTGGGCAGTGCGCGTGTTCCACCAACTCCTGCTGTTCATGGCGCAGACCAACGAGGCCGTGATCGAGACGTTCCTCCAGCAGGAGAACCCCATGATCCACGTCTTCTCCGGCGTCACGCGTGGGGGGATGAAGGTCAACTTCTCGAACATCGAGAGGCGCCGATCCCAGGAGCGGGACAACTTCGCCGCCGAGCTGCGGAAGCTGAAGGCCATCGTCAACGAGCTGCTGCCGTTCCCGGAGCAGCCAAACGAAGGCCTGATGGAATACGAGGCGTGGTACCAGAAAAACTGGGCGTCCTACCGGAAGAAGCTCATCGACTGGGCGTCGAAGCCTGACGTCAGCGACAGCTACGAGCAATGCCAGCAGGTGCGCTCGGCGGTCTCGAACGCCTGGGCGAAGGAACGCGGCAAGCGGGAGAGCCAGGCGGTCAACCTCAATCACTACATGCCGATGCGGGTCATGCTTTACGACCTGCTCCAGGAACGGCCGATGGTGATGGAGGGCAAGGTCCAGTCGGACGCGGACAACCGCGGTCGCCTCCTCGCCCGCCTGGATAAGAACGGCGCATCGGACACGAAGAAGAACCTCATCCACTCGATCCGCAAGCTCGCCTCGATCGAGACGGCGATGAAGTTGTTCCTCACCCCCTATGTGCTGCTGACCGACCCGGACACCGGCTACCTGTACCCGGTGCTGAGCTCAATGCTCGCCACCCGGCGCATGGCAGCCAGGTTCCCCAACCCCATGCAGCTCACGAAGCAGGGCGACAGCACCTACGTGCGCGGATTTTTCGAGGCCGACGATGTCTGACAGCCTCACGCTCGAACGGTTCCACGAACTACTCACGTTCGATCCGGAAACCGGGATTTTTCGCTGGAAAGGTGTCAAGGCTCGAGGGCGCAGGCAGAAGCCTGGTGAAATCGCTGGTCACATTCACGACACGGGGCATCGAAGGATCACGATCGATGGCCAGTTCTACTATGCGCACCGACTGGCTTGGTTCGTCACCTACGGCGTATGGCCGACTGGTGACTTGGACCATAAAAGCAACAATCCGGACCACAATCCGACAGACAATCTGAGACCAGCCACCAGAACACTGAACAACGCCAATCAGAAAATCAGGTCCGACAACACCAGCGGTTGCAAGGGTGTTTACAAGCCGACCGGGCGCAAAAAGTGGACCGCTCGGGCTGGAAGAAAATACCTCGGAACTTTTGATTTGAAAGAAGAGGCTGCCGCCGCTTACGACGCTGAGGCTCGCCGGCTCTACGGTCCGTACGCCCGAACGAATGAGGATCTCAGATGAGCGACTATCTAATATGCTCGTTGGACTGGAGCCAGATCGAGCTCGTCATCATCGGAGACCAGTCCGGCGACCCGGAGTTCGCAAAGGCGTACGGGCAGCTGCCGTACAACGACCTGCACCTCGGCGCTGCGGCCGACATCCTCTCGGCGATCTACGACACCACGGTCACCGAGGAGATGTTCAAGAGCCTGAAGACCATGCCGGACGACGTGAAGGAGCCGTTCGGGTTCCCCCTCGTCGACGCGACCGGCAAGGAGCTGACCCCGAAGGAGGCCTTCAAATACAACCGCGGCACCGCCGGCGGCAAAGGAGCCAATTTCGGGTATTGGTACTCGGGCTCCCTGGCCTCGGTCGCCCTCGCCCGTGGCGTGGGCAGCGACCTGATGTGGAAGATGACCGATGCCTATCGGGCCCGGTTCTCCATCGCCGAGGAGTGGCGCCTCAACCTGATCGACGAGGCAACCCGCACCGGGTTCGTCACCCTCCCCGACAAACATCGACGGGTGAAGTACGAGGCTACCATGGAGTGGCAGACGAAATTCATCGCCAAGTTCCAGGCTCTTGGTGATCCTGGGATTGTGGCGTTCGCCCGCCTGATCGCCAACAAGGTGTCGAAGCGGGCCGGTCGCCAGGTGGTCAACGCGGCGGTGCAAGGGACCTGCGCCACCATCGCCAAACGGTCGATCATCAAGATCATCCGGAACAACCCCGGCCTTCGGTTCCGCTTCCTGACCCCGATCCATGACGAGCTGGTCTTCTCGGTCCACAAGGACGACGTGGTCGCATTCATCGCCTACGCCAAGTCAATCATGAACGACCATCCGGACATCATCCGGGACCTGAAGATGAACTGCACCGCGGCGGTCGGGAGGACATTTGAGCCCTTCCACAAGGAACGGGTGCCATTCGGTCAGATCGAGCTCGACGAGCTGCCGAAGCTCGACTTCATCCCGCCTGAGTTGGTGGACAAGGCCGCGAACGAGAACGTCATCCAGGAAGTGGTGAACTACTTGTGCGCCGCTTGATATAAACTTCAGCCTTTCCGTTTCAGTCGTCGTCCCTGCACCATTAAATTGCAGGGATGACGAAGAATACCGGGAAACCCAGCCAAGATTTGTTCGAGGATCACTTCACCCTCATGGGTAAAGCGGCCCACGTTCATCGCATCACCGACACCGCCGAGGTTCGCGGCCTGAACAAGACCGGCTTCACGAAGGAACAGCCGTCCGACTTCATCGTGACGGAGAACGGCGTGATGTACTACGCCGAGGTGAAGTCCAGCAGCAACCCGACGTCCTTCCCCCTGTCGCAAATCGAGCGCGGCCAGCGCTCGGCCATGATCAAGCAGACAGCGGCCGGAGGGTTGTACTTCCTGTTCATCCACTGCTTAACCAAGAACATTTGGTTCAAGGTGCCAGCAGGTGTCGTGCTCAATGCTCCGAAGGCCTCACTGCCCTGGAGCTCTCTGAACGAATACCAATGGAGTATAGCTTGCAAGACATAATGGTCGACATCGAGACCACGAGCACTGAGCCGGATCGAGGGGCGATCATCCAGATCGCCGCGTGGAAGTTCGATCTCCAGACCTTCCAGGTCGATCCCCTGTTCTTCGATCAGTGCCTCTGGATGCCAGCCTGGCGCTACTGGAACAAGGACACCGAGGCCTTCTGGAAGAAACAAAAGCCGGAAACGCTGCAGGACATCTTCGCCCGGATGGAAGATCCTCGCATCGTGATGCAAAGGTTCGTCGACTGGGTCGGACAGTCGAACAGCTTCCGGTTCTGGAGCAAGCCGACACACTTCGACTACACCTTCCTGTCGTCCTACTTCAAGGACTTCGACCTCCCGCAGATGTTCCACTACCGGGAGGCGACCGACATGAATTCGTTCATTCGCGCTCGATACTACCCGGGTCCCGTTCCTCAGATCGATATCCCTTTCGACGGGCCGGTCCACAACGCCCTGTGGGACAGCCTCCATCAAATCCAGACCCTCTTCGCCCACTATTCCGGGACACTCAAGAATGATGACACCGCAGGAACTGGCCAAGAAGCTGCGTGAGAACCTCGATCGGTTCTACATCGACAACACAGTCAGCAGCGTTTTCTGGCTCGTCGACTCCGCCCACGCCGACGAGAGCGTCGGCTATCCCGGCGATCTCGTCAGCGAGCACGACAGCTGGGAAGGCGCGCGAGATGCGCTCGACCTGGCGATCGCCGAGGAGATCCTGAAGTGACGAACTTCAAGTTGCTCGGCGATCCCCACCTCGGCAAGGACTTCCGCCTGGGCGTCCCCTCTCACCGCCGCGGTGAGAGGGAGGCGTCGCAGTGGGCGGCCTTCGAGGCCAGCCTGAACGACGTCGCCGGCGTCGCCTACCACATCAACATGGGCGACCTGTTCGACAGCTTTCAGGTGTCGAACGAAGTCGTGCTGCGAGCCGCCCAGGCTTACCTGACGGCGACCAGGAACAATCCAGAGGTGATCTACTTCATCATCCTCGGGAATCACGACGCGCGACGGGAGGCCGGGTTCGTTTCCTCCTTCGACCTGTTCTCGGCCATCCTCGCCGGCGAGGAGAACATTGTGATCGTCAGGGACAGGCCGTGGATCCAGTACATCGACGGTGGCGATTTGCTGCTCTGTCCATGGGACCCGTTCAAATCGGCGACCGAGATGCTCGCCAGCGTTGACGCCTCCCAGATCACCCATGCCTTTGGCCACTGGGATCTGGAGACCTTCGGCGGCGAGGCACCGCACAACCTGCTGCCCTACGCCTGGTTCGCGGATCGGCCGCACATCGAAATCTACACCGGCCATATCCACAAGCGGGAGGTGCGCGAGATCAACGGCATCACCGTGAACGTGGTCGGCTCGATGCAGCCCTACGCCCATGGTGAGGGCGATCTCTATGTCACCCTCACGCTGGCCGAGCTCGAGGCGAACCGGGACGCCGTCAAGGACAGGGTCGTGCGCCTGGTGCTGCAGCCCGGCGAGGTGCTGGAGGAGCCGGTGGACTGCCTGCAGTTCTCGGTCCAGCGCGTGCGGCCCGACCAGGGCGAGGAGGTCGATCAGGTGGAGCTCGGGGAGTTCGATCTGAAGGGGATCTTCGACGAGTGCTTCAAGGGCAACCCCCTCGCCGAGACGGTTTGGGCTGAGTACGAGAAGAGGAAGAACGCAGCATGATCAAGAGCCTAGCCTTCGAAGTCCAATTCGCGAGCACTGGCCGGGCCCTGAAAGGGGCCCATACTTTTGCCGAGGGCTTCACCTCCATCTCCGGCCAGAACGAGGCTGGGAAGTCTCTCCGGCTGGAGTTCATCCGCTTCGGCCTGTTCGGCGTCGATGCCCTGCGCGACGGCCGGTCCAGCTACACGAAGCTCAGCATCGAGCTGGAGTTCGTGATCCAGGACGTCGACTACAAGGTTCTGCGAACGCTGGCCAATGCCACACTCCTGAAGGGGTCCGAGGTCGTCGCGAAATCGACCAGCGTGGTTAACGCCGCGATCCGGAAGCTGTTCGGCTACGACCTGGCCGTCTTCGACGCGGCGCACTGCGTCAAGCAGGGCGAGGTCGAGGCGCTGGGCAACATGGGGCCGACGGCGCGCCGGAAGATGGTCGACACCACGATCGGCCTCAACATCTTTGACGACCTGATCAAATGGACCGCCGACACCGGCAACGCCCTGAACCGTGAGGCCGAGGCGATGGCCTCAAGCGTCCCCCAGCCAGTGGAGCCGGTGAAGCCGACGGGCTACCGTCCGGCGGCCGAGCTCGAGGCCGAGATCGCCACCCTCGCCCAGCAGCAGGAGAAGCGCCGGAACGCCGAGGCGGTGATCGCGGCGAACGCCAACCTGGTCGAGCCGGTGATGCCGACCACGACCGTGGTGGAGACCGCAGCCCAGTTGAAGAAGCTCCAGGACCAGCGCCAGGCCAACATCGCCCTCAAGACCAAGATCGAGACCCAGCTCTCGATGCTCAAGCCGCTGGTGAAGACGGCGGCCGAGCTGGAGGTGCTCGACATCGAGCTCGCGGCCTGGCTGGGTTGGCAACAGCACAAGGCCTGGCTCGAGGCCAACCCGAAGCCGCGGCATGACCGGGCTCTGCTGGAAAAATGGCTGGCGGACCACAAAACCGCCGAGGAGCACCGGCATCTCCTACGCCAGATCGAGGATCTGGAGGGGCGCGGCCACCACGAGTGTCCATCCTGCCATCACACCTGGGCGATCGCCTCAGACGCCATCGTCGAGCTGCAGGATAAGGTCGACGCCCTTCCGCCCTACTCGACCCCTCCCCTCTCCGTCTCGGAGATCCAGGTCGAACTGCAGCGCGTCGCTGTGTGGGACAAGGGCTGCGCCTTCGCCGAGTTCAGCGAGGTGCCGGAGCCGGAGTGGCTCGACCAGATCAACGACTGGAAGCTGGGTCTCAAGGACGAGGAGTTCCGAAAGACCCTGCCGACGATCCCGGTCATTGGCCCGGATCTCTCGGCGGCCTACCAGGAGCGCCTGCGCTATGAGCAGGATCTGGTTCGGTTCGAGCGCGATACGGCCACCTATGGCGTCGCCAAGGCCCGTGTCGGGGAAGCTCAGGCTGTTGTCGCCTCCACCCCCGTCGTCGATCTCGAACCGCTCCGGCAGCTGCTGACCGAGATCCGCGTCTACGACGCCGCCCTCGCCCCCTACACCCAGCTGAAGACCCGGTTCGACGAGGTGATGGTGGCGATCGCCGCGAAGGAGACCGATGCGGCCAACTACCTTGCCGCCCGGGACGCCATCCGGGAGATGAAAATCAAGGTGAAGCAGCACTTGGTACCCAGCCTGAACGCGGTCGCCAGCAAGCTGCTGACCGAGATGACGAACGGGGCGCGGACCACGGTCGAGGTTGATGAGGAGTTCGAGATCACGATCGACGGTCAGCCGCTGCACACCCTGAGCGGCTCCGGCAAGGCGGTCGCCAACCTGGCGATCAGAATCGGTCTCGGCCAGGTCCTCACGGCCCGGATCTTCCCGGTGCTGATGGGCGACGAGATCGATGCCAGTATGGATGCTGATCGGGCGACGTCGACGATGGCCTGCATCCGTCGGCTCGGCACGTACCTGAAGGAAATGCTGCTGGTCTCCCACAAGCAAATCGAGGCGGACAACTACATTACGGTTTAAGTTCGAAGTTAATATCTACTCAACTTTGATCTGGGGCCAACAAGCCGTATCTCTTACCCAGCACCCAATCCCGCGAGGATCTAATGCATTTATCGGAGCCTATGGAGGAGATGCTCCTCCAAGATCTTTCTCGTGGCAAGGACCCCCTCAGGGTCAGCAAGCTCTATGGCGTTCCTCTCCGCCTCGTTCGTGAGCTAGCCGCCAAGGTCGAGAACAAGCCAGTCGTCAACGACCGCCCGGACCTCGCCCAGTACGCGATCGCCTCCAAGCACGTCGACGCCCTGTGGCCGGTCAACGACGTGATCCAGGCCGCGAAGGACGAGTACGACGCCGGCCTGGTCGAGATCGTGACTGGCCGCTCGGGCAGCACCCTCACCCTCTATCGGATCCCGCGGAAGCATCAGGACAAGAAGCGGATTCCCTACTTCTCGCGGTCGGAGGAGTGAGCGATGGACTTCGACACTCTCGATGAGGCTGAGGCCCAGGCGGCTCGCTTTCTCGAAAAGACGGATCAGCTCCGCGAAGAGCTGCGCCGCAACCACGGCAACACATGGCCGATCACCGGTACCAAGGAAACTGGCGCTGTCCGTCGGGCCAGCATGGACCTGACCCGTGCCCTCGCCGATCTCCGCAGGAGGCCGTCATGATGGAACGGCTTTTCCGACAGGAAGTTGTCGGTCGCTGGGCCAAGAAGTGCTTCGGCGAGAACACCCTCGCAGTGAAGGAGCGCTCGAAGCGTCTCCTCGAGGAGGCCCTGGAGCTGGCCCAGGCCGGTGGGGTTCCTCTGGAGGAGGTTCTCCACCTCTCCGCCTACACCTATGGACGCCCGGTCGGACAGCTGAGCCAGGAGATCGGCGGCGTAGCAGTGTGCCTGCTCGCGCTCGGCTATTCGGCCAACATCGACGTCGACCAGGTCGAGCAGGATGAGATCCTGCGCGTGGTCTCGAAACCGGACCAGCACTGGGTCGAGCGGCACAACGCGAAGGCGGCGAAGGGCGTCGCGGAGGTGGTTCAGTGACCACCATCTCCGCCAAGGTCCTCGCCCACAGCGTGGCCGAGGGCTGCCCGCCCATCATCACGATGCAGCTGCGCTACCCGCGGGTGATCCACGCCGAGTTCATGACGCATCGGGTGTTCTCTCGGAACGCGTCGTCGAGCCGGGCCGTCCCCGTCCAGCGCCTGATCGAGGACGTCGAGCGGGATCCATACGTCCCGCTGCATTGGGGCAAGAACCAGCCCGGGATGCAGGCTCGGGAGGAGCACAACGAACCGGTCATGCTCTGGGCCCATGATGCGGAAGAACATCCGGATCCCTTCACCCGAGAGCAGGCGTGGCGAGAGGCCTGCCATGACATGGTGGAAATAGCACGCGCCTTCGCGAAGGCCGGCTACCACAAGCAGATCGTGAACCGGCTGCTCGAGCCCTTCTCGCACATCAACGTGGTTTGCACCGCAACCGATTGGAACAACTTCTACGCGCTGCGGCGACACGAGGACGCCGAGCCCCACATCAAGATGCTCGCCGATGCCATGTGGGAGGCCCAGCAGGCGAGCAAGCCGGTCGAACTGACCGAGGGCCAGTGGCACCTTCCCTACGTTACCGAACACGACTGGATCGAGATCAACGGTGGCGGCGTGGTCACGCTGGACCAGAAGATCGCCCTCCGGTTCATCTCGGCAGCTCGCTGCGCCCGGGTCTCGTACCTGACCCATGACGGTCGGCAGACCACCCTCGAGGAGGACCTGGCGCTCGCGCAGCGGCTCCTCGACTCCGGGCACATGTCGCCTTTCGAGCACCAGGCGATCCCCGATATGTTCTCTTTTCGTTCTTGCCAAAATTCCCCGAAATGGGGAAACTTCCGGCAATGGGTTCAGCACCGGCATATCCTGTGAGGATTTTCATGGAAGTCCCCTCGACCACCTTGGGCAACGCGATTGACGACGTTTCCCGCCTGTTAGCGGCCCTCAACCAAGCTATCGAGACGGCCGAAAATCTCGGCGTAGACATCTCCTTCGAGGAAGGCCGCAACCCCGAAACGGGGAACACCCGGCTCCAACTGAGCACGTCCATCATCCTGTGAGGATCAAATGAGCGCCATCTTAGTCACCAACTCCGGGAGGAGGCTCGACTTGCTCGACCCCCATCCGGACCAGATCGACATCAACGACATCGCCCTCGGTCTGTCCCGCGAAGGTCGGTTCTCCAACCAAGGGCGGTACTTCATCTCCGTCGCCCAGCACAGCGCTGACGGGGCGGTCGAGTTGCTGGAGCGCGGCGAGACCGAGAAGGCCAAGGCCTTCATCCTGCACGACGCCACCGAGGGCTACATCAAGGACATCATCCGTCCCTTGAAGAAAGAACTCGGCGCCCCCTACGAGGAGATCGAGGACCGGCTTTCCCGGGTGATCTTCGCCAAGTTTGGTGTCGATCATTCCCTGCTGGCTCAGATCAAGGACGTCGACGATGAGTGCGGCGCCAATGAGGCCGCCGCCCTGTTCGACGATCACCCGGCAGCTGCCCGCTCCAACAAGGTGATGCTGTCGTGGGATTTCCTCACACCCGAGGAAGCCCACGAGTACTACCTCGACGTGTTCGCCGAGGTGTTCGCATGAGCCGCATCATCGCCTTCACCGGGAAGATGGGCAGCGGCAAGAACACCGCTGCCAACCTCGTCGCCGAAATGAACCCGGAGCGGCAGCTCGCAGAATACAACTTCGCGGACCCGATCCGTCACATCTGCGCCCTCGTTTTCGGCCTGACCTGGGAAGAGATGACGGACCCGGTCCTCAAAGAGACGAAGCTCGACCGGTGGCCCTTCGAGGCCCCCAGAACCCTTCTCCGGGACGTCGGCATGTTCTTCCGGGACCGCTGGCCGGGCACCTGGGTCAACAAGTTCGAACGGTCCACCCAGGAGTTCTTCGCCACCTACCCCAACGGGTTGGTCCTGAACACCGATCTCCGGTTCATCGACGAGGGAATCAAGATCGAGGAGCTCGATGGCGAGAAGGTCCGCGTCGTCCGCCCCGGCCGGGAGGGTGACAGCCACCCGTCCGAGACCGAGATGGACCAGATCCGCGTCCACGTCACGATCCACAACGACGGCACGATCGACGATCTCCGCGCCAAGCTGCAGGTGGCCCTATGAGAACCGACTTCATTGACCTCGCGCTCCGCACCAAGGCGGACACCTTCTTCCCTGCCCCTGCTGTCATCCAGGACATGGCGGTCCTGCTCGTGACTATCGCGATCGCAGCCGAGGAGCTGGATCGCTGCAAGAAGTCGCTCTTCTACGGCAAGCCCTACGAAACAGCCGACTTTGGGGACCTTGTGGTGTTTCTGAAAGATCACGTCCTCACCGATGGTGGTGTGATCCCCACCGAATATGAAGGCGACGTCGACCTGCTGCATGGGGTCGTCGGTCTGGCCACCGAACTCGGCGAACTGATCACCCCGCTGGTGAACGAGTGGATGAAGGATGAGGAGATCGACAGGGTCAACCTGGTCGAGGAGATCGGCGATCTTCTCTGGTACCAGGCCCTCGTTCTCAAGGTGCTCGGGAGCGATTTCGCGACCGCCTCGGACAAGGTGGTCAACAAGCTTCGGATCCGATACCCCGAGAAATTCACCGAAGATCAAGCACTCAACAGGAATCTCGAAGAGGAGAGAGCAGTCCTGGAAGCCTGATCGACAAGGGGAGTAGAAATACTCCCCTTTCTTTTTCAAATCCCGTGGGGATCGAATGCCTTCTGTTCGCTCAAACGTCGTCATGCGACGGACGTACAACCGTCCCAAAAATGAAGAAGGTACTGCCTTCGAGAGCCTGATCGAAACTGTGATCCGTGTCGGCCGCCACCAGGAGTGGTTATGGGAACGCGCCCAGGGGCGGCCTCTCTCGACGGACCAGTACAAGGAGCTCTCCGACCTGATGAACCTGATGATGGAGCTCAAGGCTCTCCCGTCGGGCCGCACCCTCTGGCTGGGCGGCACGGATGTCGCCAAGACCCGAGAGGCCTCCCAGTTCAACTGCGCCTTCGCGCGCGTCGAGACCGTCCAGGACGTCAAGGACGCCTTCTGGCTCCTGCTGCAGGGCTGCGGCTACGGCTTCGAGCCGATCACCGGCAACATCAACGGCTTCGCCCGGCGCCATCGCGTGACGATCGTTCCGTCGGCCGTGACCCGAGAGATGTGGGACGCCGGCCATCGGGGCGGCGAGCACACTCTGGAGCAGATCCACGACGACACCTGGCACATCATCGTCGGGGACAGCGCCGAGGGTTGGGTGAACGCGGTAGGGCTGCTGCTGACGGGCAAACACAACGTCGGCCGCCTGGTGCTGGACTTCTCGCAGATCCGCCCGGCCGGCATCCGTCTGCGCGGCTACGGCTGGATCTCGAGCGGCTACGGTCCGTTCTCGGAGGCGCTCGAGAAGATCGCCGAGATCATGTCCCACAAGCGCATGCAGCTGCTGAGCCGCATCGACCTGCTGGATATTCTCAACCTGCTCGGCACCACCCTCTCCTCGCGCCGGTCGGCTGAGATCGCCTTGATCCCACACGGCGATCCAGAGTGGGAGGAGTTCGCGGTCGCGAAGAAGGACCACTACGAAAAAGGCCTGAAGCACCGCGGCCAATCGAACAACACGGTGCTGTTCTTCCACAAGCCGTCGCGCGCCGCGCTAGTGGACTTCTTCCGGATCATGAAGGAAGGCGGCGGCTCCGAGCCCGGCATCGCCAATGCCGAGGCTGCGAAGCGCCGGGCGCCGTGGTTCAAGGGCTTCAACCCGTGCGCCGAGATCCTGTTGGGCAACCGGTCCTTCTGCAACCTGGTCGAGAACAACCTGGGCGCCTGGAACGGCGACTGGGAGGGGTTGAAGCGGGCCCATTGGCTGATCGCCCGGGCCAACTACCGGCAGACCTGCGTGAACCTGTTGGACGGCATGCTGCAGTCCGGCTGGCACGAGCTGAACGAGTACCTGCATCTGTGCGGCGTGGGTGTCACCGGCATCGTCCGTTGGGAGCACCACAAGTCCAGCGCGCACCGGAAGGACCTGCGCACGATCGCGCAGGAGGGCGCCAACAGCATGGCCGACGAGCTCGGTCTGCCGCGGCCCAAGGCGGTCACCACCATCAAGCCGTCCGGCACGCTCTCCAAGGTGATGGACACCACGGAGGGAGTTCATCGTCCGCTCGGGAGGTACATCCTCAACAACATCAAGTTCAGCAAGCACGACCCGCTGGTGCAGATGCTGGCCGAGGCCGGCTACCGCGTCTTCGATGATCCGTACACGGTCGACGGCGTGCTGGTCACCTTTCCCGTCTCCTATGAGGACGTCGAGTTCGACGTCGTCGACGGCAAGGAAGTGAACCTGGAGAGCGCCGTCGACCAGCTGGATCGCTATCGGGACTGGATGGCCGACTATGTCGACCACAACTGCTCGATCACGATCTCCTACTCGGATGACGAGGTGCCGGCGATCATCGACTGGCTGCTGGAGAACTGGGACAGCTACGTCGGCGTGTCCTTCATGTACCGCAATGACCCCACGAAGACGGCGGCCGACCTTGGCTACCCCTACCTGCCTCAGGAGGTCGTCACCAAGGAAGTGTTCGAGGCCTACACCTCAACCCTGCTGCCGATCGACATCGACGCCGGCAACAGCCTGTTCGAGCTCGACGAGAACGGCTGCTCCACCGGTGGTTGCCCCGTCAAATAATCAAGGAGATTCAGAGCTTTCCGGTTTGGGCACGGCTAGGTTTCGCTTGTGTCCAACACCGGGAGCCTGAGATGGCAGCACGGCGCAAGAGAACAGCAAGCCCTCACTATGATCCGCCCACTCTTCGACCGCTGAACGCATCTCAGGCCACCTGCCTCAAAACACTCGACACTCACGACCAGACCTTCATCATCGGCCCGGCCGGCACAGGAAAGACCTTCCTGATCGCTTGCCGGGCCGTTGACATGTTGAAGACCGGCCTAGTCGACAAGATCGTCCTGACCCGCCCCAACGTGCCGGCGGGACGCAGCCTGGGCTTCTTCCCCGGATCGCTCGAGGAGAAGATGGGCCCGTGGGTGATGGAGTTCGCCTCCATCTGGAACGGCCGAGCCAGCGCCGGCTTCACCGAAACCGCGCTGAAGAACGGCACGCTCGAGATCGTGCCCTTCGAGACGATGCGTGGCCGGTCGTTCGACGACGCTTTCATCATCGTCGACGAGGCGCAGAACGCCACCCTCCACGAGCTCATGATGATCGTCACCCGCTTTGGTGAACGATCACATCTGGTCGTGAATGGCGACCCCGCCCAGAGCGACCTCCGGGATGGGGGCGGGCTGATCGACATCATCGCGATCGCGATGCAAAACCGGATCGACGTCGGGTTCGTCCGCTTCACCTCCGACGACATCGTCCGCTCCGATCGGACGAAGCAGTGGGTGAAGGCCTTCGAACGAGAAGGGGCGCCCTAGGCGCCCCTCTTCACCCCAACCGCACTCCGTCGATCTTGGTTTCATCCACCCATGGCAACCTGGCACCGGTGATGACATGCTGGTTTTCCGGAGGTGGTCTCCGCTCGACATAATCATCCAGGTGACACTCGGGACACGCCCCGTTGCACTGGAACCTCACGGCCGAGCTGCGGTCGTCGTACAGCACCCGCTCGACCTTCCGGCGCAGCACGGTTGCCCCATACCCTTCCAGGGCGTCAGCGGTGGCCAGCAGCTGGTTCAGGACCCACTCTTGATCCTTCCGGGCGTTGAAGAGCATGGTGGCGTAGCACTTCACCTCCTCCCCCAGAACAGGGTCGCCGTCAATCTGGGAGAATTTCCACCCCACCTCCTCGACCATCGGGCGGAGCTGGGCCGGGTCGCCGACCATCGTGACGTGGCACTCGAAGTAGGTGGTGCTCATGCGAACACCGCCTCGGCGGCCGACCGCTCGTAGAAGCGACCACCCACGACAGCGAAGTCCCTCACGTCGATATACTCGGTCAGGACATGCTTCTTGACGGTGTCGACGTGCAGGAGGCCGAAGCCGTTGGTCCACTTTTCCCCGGTGGTGTACTCGGCCCAGCGGCGATGGCCGGCGCCGAACTGCGACCACTGGTAGGTGCCGAAGACCGGGCTGTAGTGGGTCTTGGCATGATAGCTGTGGTGGTGACCGTTCCAGCCAGGGAGACCCATGCGCTCGCCCTCGGGGAAGTGGCAGGCGGCCAGGCAGTCGTACCCGATCCAGAAGTTGCGCTTCAGCTCCTCCTTGATGTCGCCCTTGTGCTCAGCGGCAAGGTCCGTCCGGCTAATGTAGTTCACCCCAAACTCGTCCAAGCCCAGCAGCTTGGGGACGGTGAAGCCGTGAAGCTCGGCCAGGACCACCTGCATCTGCGGGCTCTGGTCGGCCAAGTGCCGTAGCAGACGGTACTCGTGGTTTCCTTCGATCCAGATGACCTCGGTATTGGGAGCGCGCTGGCGGATCGGGCCGAGGAAGTTGGTGTGCATCCAACGGATGCGCTTGACGACGTCCCAGGTGCGAGGGTCGACGCTGTACTTCCCGAACTCCGGAAGGTCGAACCCGTCCCCGTTCAGAACCAGCTTATCAGGCTGAACCCTCTCCACGGTGTCGAGGAAGACCCTGAGCCAGAAGGGGTCGCACTCGATGTCGTGAATGTCGTTGCAGCCGAGGACCGTCTGCCAGCGGCCCGACGCCGGCATGAGATATTTATCCTCGTATCCAGCCTTCTCCTCGTTCATCGCCCGGTAGCGGTCCTTGGACGCGTGTCGGGCGATGTGAAGCTCCATGCGGTGCGCACCGCGGTGCAGCTGGATCCCAGCCTGGCGCCGGAACTCCTCCATCGTGCCGAAGTACCGATCCCAGGTGGCATCGGAGATGATGGAGTTCTTCCGGAAGAACGTTCGCGTGACGAACTGGTCGGGGATCAACTCGGCCACCCGGCGGAGCTCGTCGACGCATTGCTGGGCCGTCCATTCCGGTCGGAAATTGTACCCGTGCTCGTCGCGGACATAGTTGTCCTGGACGACTCCGTTGATGATCTTTTTCGACATTAGTCCCTCGCAGGGATGTGGACGATCAGCAGGATCGTTCGACGACCGTGTTGTGGCTGAGCAGCTGGTTGGTGAGCTGGTCGCTGATCACGTCGACGTCGTGGTTGGTGGGGCGGATGATCGGCACTGCCGAACAGGGCAGTGACTTAGTCGCGGGCGTAGGTGCGCAGGCGCTTACGCCGATCAGCGCGAGGCAGAGAACGAATCTCTTCATCGGTGGTGACCTTGGTTGTGAGGACCTCGATCGTCCTCTGGGTGGCCTTCAGCCGCTCCTCGTCCTGCCCTTTGGCGTAGACGACACGGTAGGCCACGATGCCGGCGGCGATCGCCAGCAGGGCGACGAGGATCCATCGCCCTGCAGCGGTGCCCACCAACCAGGTGAATGCGGTCTCAAGCACCGGTGGTCTGCCGGGTCTGGTAGCGACCGTAGATGGTCAGGGCGACGCCGGCGGCGATCAGGACGGCGAAGCCGACCTTGAGCCACGGGAATCCCTCCGCCATCGGCAGAGCCGGCTGGACCGTCTCGATGATGGTCTGGCCGAGGCCACCGGTGCCGGCCAGAGCAGCGCCGATCACCGTCTTGGTCTTCGCCAGGTGAGGCGTCGGGACCGGCTCGCCGATGATCGTGCCGCCGTAGCTCTTCGCCCACAGAGCTACCTCAGCGGCGCGCCGGGCCACGAGGCCCTTCATGACCACGCCGCCCGACAGCCGAAACTGCGGCAGCCCAGTGATCGGCGCGCTGAAGTCGCCCTTGTTCAGCTGCTTGACGAAGCTGGCCTTCTCGAGCCAGCCCTCGCCGACGTTGAACGCCCAACTCACCAGAGCGCCGAACTGGTTGTCGTTGAGGGTCACCTCGACGTGGTCCATGACCGCGTCGGCCACCTCGGCCACATCCTTGTCGAAGAACGCCTGAGCCTGCTCCTGGGTGATCTTCTGCCCGATGAAGACATCCGGCCCGGTATGACCCCATCCGATCGTCAGGGTGCCGACGATTTTGTCACCGGGGCTGAGCACCTTTTTCGGCTGCTTGTCGTCGTAGGCTACGAGACGGAGCTCCTCGTATCTCTTGATCAGAGCCTCGGTCTCAGCATTGATTTTCCGTGTCATTTGACCCTCACAGGGTTGGGAGCTTGAGCGCCAACAGTGCGAATCCACCGAGCATGGTCGTCAGGAGGACACTGGCAGCGCCGTAGGCGAGTAACTTGACCGGATCGAAGGCGTCCTTGGTGACGTAGTCCTTCAGGGTCTCGCTGATCTCGTCCCGAAGCCGGGTGACGTCCGCCTTCGAATCTTCTTTGTACTGTCGGAAGTCGTGGCGTAGCTCTCGGATGTCACTCGATAGAGCTGACAGCTGCTCAGTGAGTCGTGTGATTTGCACGAGCAGACTGGTGCGGGGCGTCAGCTCATCTTCCATGGTTAGGCTCCGAGAAAATCTCTGGGAACCTAGCAGAGAAGCAGCTTACTTCGGCTGACTCTCACTGAGTCTCTTGTATTCTTCGCGGATGAACTCTCTCAGAACTTCGCTCTGGCTGCGGCTGGTCCACTCAGCGATCTTGGCAAGCCGGTCACGATCGTCAGGCGAACCGTAACAGCTGATCATCACCTTCCTGCTCATAGACTGGGCTCCTTGATGTCGTGACCCTCGATCCGAGCCCGCGTCAGCAGCCGGCGGATGATCTTGAGGATGTTGGTGTCGAGAACGGCCCTGGTGGCCGCGGTCTTCTTGACCGACAGCAGCACGCCCTCGAGGTTGAGTGCGGCCTGGGCTAGGTCCGACAAACCTGTCCCGAGGTCGGGGTAGGCTTCTCGGCGAGCGAGCTCGGCCTTGACCGCTTCTGGCGCAACGACGACGAGTAGAGCCAGCTGGTCCTGGCTCATCTCCTCCAAGTTGATATTAAGTACAGACAATGGCTTCTCTCCGAACGTTTTGCCTCGGCGAGATATATGAGAGTGCGATTTGGGATTGAAGGGTATTTCTGCTAGCAAATTTAATAGTAGATATATACTGCTCTTTGAACTGAATATGCTGTCGACTATATGACGACCCACTGCCATTCCTGCGAGGAACCGATTGATGTCAGATGATATGGGTGTGGGTGGCAACGCCGCCCTGGTGATCAAGAGCTACGTCGACCGTCGGGTTGAGCTCGCTCAGCGGAAGATCCCGCTGAAGGCCGAGCGCAAGGACGAGGTCAAGAACATGAAGGACGCGGGCCTGCCAGCGGTGGAGCTGATCGCCCTGTCCAAGCGCGACGATGACAAGCTGGCCGAGAAGGCTGAGCGGCTCACCCTCGCTGGCTCCCTGCTCGGCATCCCGGTCTACGCCGGCGAGGTCAGTTCCGATCGGGACACCAGCCAGGACCATATCCTGGAGGCGAGCCTCAAGCGGGTCCTCGATATCGACGAGGAGCTGAAGGAGATCTCCGAGGACGAGAAGGCTCTGAACAAGGCCGCCAAAGGAGAAGGATTCTCGGTCTACCTGATCGACCGCTGCGTCCAATTCCGCCTGGATCCGGACTCGATCCAGGGCTACCGGGACGACAGCGCCCTATTCGAAAAGTACTGGGAAGCCGCGACGGCGGAGTGATTTTGAAGGGAGGGTGGGTCACCACCCTCCCTTCACACTATCGTCCTCGGCTCTGCCGGATCGTGACCGAAGCCAGATCCATCGTTTCACAGTCGGCGTCCGACAGTTCTCTGGTCCAGACGCCATAGCACTCAACCAACAGGTTGGCCTCATTGTATGCGATATATGGAGTGCCGACGCAGGGCTTCTGCAGCGGGGTTCCATTCACCATGTTCGTCACGTTGATGGCCACGGTGGTGTCTGCGATTTTAGAGCCGCCGACGTAAAACCGCGCCCGCAGGTTCCCCGCTTTGAGACTTTGGAAGATGGTGAAGTAGGTTGTGTAGCAAAGCGATGTCGGCGCTGTTATAGCCGTCGCGGCCTGCTGTGCTCCGGACTCAAACCTGCGCAGCGCAGGAGCCAGGGGTGCTGCCGAACTCGGATAGCCCTGACCGGATGTCCGCGTCGCATAGACGATGGAGGCCTTTCCATCCGCCAGCCCGTCGCTCGACACGATTGGAGACGTCCAGCTCGTCACGCTGTCGTGCTGCGTCGGTAGACCCACCGCCATGTGAGAGAAGAGGGTCCATTCCGTGGAATAGTCGATCTGCGGCCCGGGGAGATACTTAGTGCCGCGAAGCTGAATCCCTCCCCCTGTCATCAACACGGCGCTCGAGTGTGCTCCCGCATTCCCCGGCGTGGCGACACCGGTCGACTGCGCCCCCACCGCGGTAGAATAGTTCCGGATCGACGTGAGCGTGTCCGAGCCGTCCATAAAATAGAGGCCGGCGAGCTGCGCTGCGGAGAAGCCACGCGGGCCGTCGAAAGGCAGGGACGGATCGTCGACTGCCGTTGCGGTGATGATCCTCATCCCTGAACCTCAATATCAACAAATGGAAGAAGGGGATTCCACAGGGGGTAAGCTTGGCCTTGACGCGCGCCGTAGGCTGTATCCCGGAAGACCAGCGGTGAGCGCAGCGTGTCGCTGTCGAAGACATTCCCGTAGGTGTCGACGCGGGCGACGTTCACGGTGTCTCCGATCGAAAATGCGCCAGCACCAGCCGATGCGTCACGGGCCTCGCCTATAAGGATCGTCTGGCCGCCGGAGAACGCGGCAGAACGAGCTATCCAGGTCTTCGCTGTCGCCTTGGTCTGGTTCTGGACGTAGAACGCCCCTTCAGTCAGGAGCTGCGAGATCGAGGCAGGAACCGCGCCGGCGACGACAAGTTCCTTCGATGCCTGGCCGTTCGGCAGCGTTGCGCCGTCTCGCCACTCCACCACCGGTGTTGCAAGGGTTTCGACGACACGGTCGGTCCCGAATGTGACCGTCGCCAGCTTGGCAGGGCTGCGAGCCGCGGCAAGCTTCAGGCGAAGCTGATCCGGCCCGATCACCGTGACGCTACTGATCGCCGGACCACTCGCGTAGGTCCCGCCGGCCCCGGGGAGATCTCCCTTGATCAGAGACCCATACATGACCTTGAAGCCCATGTCGGCGCCGCGCGCCGGCCAGAACGTGGTATCCAGCCGGATCGGTGGCCGAGGCACGTTGAAGATGAGATCGATCGTCGTGTCGTCCACCCAGCGGGCGCTGACGCAACGCAGCGCCAGATGCTGTTCTCGGCCGATCACGTGACGGTAGATGCCCTTACCGTGGTTGCTCCCGATCCAGCACTCGCCGTCGGCGGTGCGATGGACGTCCGAACCGTGAACCTCGACACCACTTCCGTTCAGGTAGCGGCTGTTGACGGCGCTTGGCACATGCCAGACCGGGCCAATCGGGAAGATCTTGGTCGGCTCCTTGTCAGCAGCCATGAGCTGTGCCTGCGCCGCCAGGCCACCGTTGGTCGAATACGTCCAGAACGGGATGCGTCCCTTCTGCCCCATGATCGCGGCGAAGGCGTTGTGGCAGTCGTCGGCGAGTTGGATAAGATCATCCCGATAAAAGTTTGCCGCATCGACATACGACAACACCGGTCCGGTGCGGGTGCGCTTTTGGGAGTTGTTGGCCTCTCCCTGCCACCACACGACGCCTAGCACCGCGCAAGTCTTCTGCTTGCTGTCGGCGTAAACCTTTACCCGACGGACGTCGTCAACCATCGTCCCGAAATAGTCACCACCACCATCTCGGGTGTCGGGCTGAATGGGCGTCTTCGACAACTCATCAAGGTAACACCCCCCACGCCCAGCAAAAGTGACGATAATCTCGGGGGCACCGTCGCGGCGGATCGGGCTATTGGGACCGCAGAGCAGCTCCTTCAACATCGCCACCATGCCTGTTGCGCTGGTTTCGCCTGTGGCGCCGTCCTGAACCTCAGTCAGGGGGATGACATTGAAGTCTGACGCTGGCCGGCCGGTTGGATTGTGCGCATAGGTGTCGAGCTTCCAGGTCCGCACACCCCGAACGAACCGCTTGCCGCTATGACCGGTCTCACTGGTGCTGACCACTGGGAGGGCTTCGGATCCCTCACCCAGGCTTTGCCCATAGACGATCAGGTGCAGGATGTCCGCTCCGAGCGGGTTCGAGGTCAGTGATGTGGACCCACCCCCGAGGCCGACGTCACCGCTGCCGTCCTTCGTCTTGCGGTAGAGGATGCGACCATTTTTCGAGAGGATGGCGAGCGCCTCGTTCGGATCGGTGCTCTTCTCGAAGCTGCCGCCCCCGTCGCCGGCGATGTCCATACCCTTGAACACGTGCCAAAGCATGTCTGCGCCGAAGCCGCCAAGGACGCGGCCACTCTTGGTAGCATCGCCGGGCGTGGCGAAGCGGGCCAGGAAGTCGATGCCGGCGATCCGCGCTGCATCCTCGATCTGCACAGCATTGGCTACCGGCAGCATCTTGCCGTTGATGTCGTCTAGCTGGGCCTGGATCGCGGTGCTCGAGGCGCTCTCATCGGTAAGGTAGCCGAGCTTGCCGTAACCGTTGATGCCGGGGAGGTACTGGACGTAGTTGGCGTTCCCCTTCTGTGTCAGGTTGTAGGCCTTGATCTGGCAGGCGTTGTCGTCCGTCCCGCCGACATTGCTGTCGTTGCGGAGCTGGAAGAGGGCGATATGGGCATCAATGGCCATGCCGCCGACGATGTCGATCAGGGACCGGCAGTTGTCGGTGGTGGTGTTCAGGAAGTGGATGTTGTTCCGCTTCAGATTGCAGTTGCGGACATTGAGTACCTGGTTCCAGGACGTGCTCGGGTCGACGATGTTGACGTCCGGCAGCGCCTGGATGCCGATGTGATTGTCGAACAGGTCGGAGTCGATGATCATCGCTGGACCGACCGGGACGAAGCCGCACTTGCCGTTGCGGTGAAACCGGCTGCCGATCACCTCGACGTCCTGCCAAGCGTGTGGGCTCATGCCGTCGCCGATGATGGCATCAGTCATTTCGACGTCGATCACCCGAAGGCGGGCTCGGGTCTCAGGCCAATCGCCGGTGCCATTGGAGGTGGGCGGCGCGAAGTCGGCTGAGAGGGTGTGGTTGATACCATCGTTCCACGGACGCACACCCCGAACGCTTGCGATCGTGCCGGACATCATGTCGGGAGCGATGCAGTTCAGGGTCCCGGGCCCCCAGATCTCGCAGTCCTCGATATTACCATAGACACGGCCAGCCCGGATGCCATGAGCGTAGCCGTGCCAGATCCGCAGACCAGCGATTTCGATCTCGGTCGCACCGATGAGATTCCGCGGAGGCGGCGCCAGGTTGAGACCGGCATAGTATTCGGACCTGAAGAGCTGCAGCCCGTTCGGATCGGCGTTGTTTCGCGGCTTGATGTACATCAAGCCGGTCGCGCCTCCGTTCCAATAGGCGCCGGTCGTCGCCGGGAGCGCGTCGAGTGCGGCCGCGCTCCCCGTGGTCGGACTCAGGCGCGTATAGGTGCAGAAGCCCCAGAAGCCGTCGGGCTGGCTGTAGTCGTGGATCGAGCCGTTGGCCACGAGCGAATTCGTGATGCCCGCGAAGACGTTGGGCCGCTCCCAGACGTTGTTGAGACCGGCGGTCTTCGTCCAGCCGCCGGCGAGCATCGTCCCGGGCCTGATGATGCTCTTGAAGTTGCGGTCGCCGACGATGCGGATCTTGCGGAAAGCGTTGGAGGGGATGTCGATCGTGCCGCTGTAGATGCCACCCTTGAGCGCGATATCCAGCTCTTCACTGGTCTCGGTGACATGCGCGATGGCCGCGCGCAGCGTCTTGAATGGGCTGCTCTCGGTTCCGACGCCGTCCTGACCGACCGCCGGATTGATGTAGACCCGTTTGGCCCACGGGTTGACCTTCTCGAAAGACGACGGCGAGTGCGTCATCACGCGCGGGGTCGGGGTGAACCCGCCGGCCCGGCCGACGGCGCCCATGAACCCGATCGGCAAGCCTGACACGGTGAAGCTCGAGACCTGCACACCGTTCTGGGTCAGGGTGAACAGGCCGGTGGTCTGGTCGGCGTCGAGGGCGACCGACATCTCGTGCTCGACACTCGCCTGCAGTGCCGTCCGCGGCACGGTCGGCCCAATCACGACGCCGGTGCTAGACCCCGGTGCCGTGTATGTGTCGATCAAGGTAGTGGCATCGAGCTTGCGGGCAACAACAAGTCCGTTCTGCTGCCAGAGAATGGCGACGAAGGTCGTGGAGTCGGGGGTAGAGGCGCTGGTAGGATTCCAGCAAATGCCGAAGCTGTCGGTGCTGTTGAGTCCGTCAGTTTTAAACTTGACCTTGAATGTTCGGTTCGCCGGGCTCTTTTGCCCAGTCAGATATCCGGTAAGGAAAGCGCTGGCATTGTAGGTCTGGCTGATAACCAACTTGCCATCGACGACGCTCCAGGAATATCGGGTCGTCGGGTTCGTGATCGGTGTATTGAACACCGTGAACTGCGTCGGATCGGCAAAATCGATCGTCAGCGAGTCCTGCTCCAGGGCTACCAGGCGGCTGTCGTGGGCGGCAATTTCGTCCGACAGCTCGCCTGTGGCGTCAGGCCCCCAGTAGACCCAAGTGCCGGTACCATTCGGATTGCCTGTGGATGCACCGGCGCCGTTCTTGCGATAGAGGCCGCGCTTGTTAACGTCGGGCTCCAGAGGACCGACCCGCGCGATCACCTTGTCAGCCGGCTTCAGATCGGCAGACATAAGCGCAAAGGTGTCGTAGCCGATGCTCCAACTGCCGTTCGCGGCTGCTGCTTGAGCCCCCGCCAATACCTCTTGAGCGTCCTCCACCAAGTCCGACGTTTGCTCGATCTGCTGCTGGAGCGTTAGCGGATCGGAGATGCGGTTCTGCACCTCTACAAGCAGATCTGAAGTCGCTCGAACCACCTCGGCCGACGCTGCTGCACCGGCAAACATGATGATGGAATAGGCGAGGTTCGATCCTGACGCTCCACCCCAAGCAGGATCGATTTTCAAGCTTGTATCAGAACCGACTTCGACAATCTGGTAAAGCTCTGGACTTCCAGTAGCGGTAAAAATGTCTCCAACGCGAATGTTTTTCTGCCAGACCGTACCAGTTCCCGCGATGACTTGGGATCCAGCCGCGACTGAAACGGTTCCCTCACTATACCATCCGGACGCCATGCATTAGTCTCCAGCAGAGATAACTGGATTTATACAAATCGTCGCTCATACATTCCAGGGTTAATTGATCACCATGCGATGTTGCAGGCCACTTCGATTTCCCGTGGAGTGGATGCTTCGGTGATATTTCTTTTTGCACTCAGGCGGAGCCCCTCAATTCCGGCGACAGCGGTCTGCCATTGGGCTCGAACATTCAGCACGACTTGAGCGACAGCGTAGATGTCATCCGCCTCCACCCCTGTCTCCGGCACGGTGATACCGACCTCAGCGAAGAGCACAGGGAAAGCTCCCCTGGAAATATCCGCTTGGTCAGCTCGCACGACGGCAGTCGCCTCCTCGATTTTCAACTGATAGACAAGCGTCTGACCCACACCATCGGTGAGATACCTCGAGCGCGCGATTTCGGCCTCCGCGTCGATCTTCGCGATCGCCGCCTCCTTCAACGGCACCAAGTCCTTAGTGAGCGACAATCTCATATCGGGCATCCTTATAGGGCCACTGCTTGATCTCGACCACATAGGTCGCCGGCATGGGGCTGGCGATCGACAGAGACCCGCCCTCGACGACGTGCTCGACGTCGTCAACGATGACCCTGCAAGGGTCCGGAAGACCAACCAGCGTTGCCTCGTCGACACCGTCCGCAGCGATCTCCATCTTGTCAAAGATCGGCAGAACCGGGCGGTTGGCGATCTGTCCCTCCACCATGTAGTGGTCTCGGTATGACAGCCTGGAGGACACAGCGACGGAGATCCCGCCCGGGTAGCCACCAGCTTGCAGAGGCACGTCCTCCTCCCGACACTGGCCGACGATAAGGATCCGTCCAGTCGCGCTATCGTAAACGGCGTAGTCGATCATCGCTTCAGCTCGATCAATGAGAGGATGATATTGCTCATATCGACTTTATCTCCCGCCGCATCCGAGCAGGCCTGCAGGGTATAGGTGTGAGCGCCGGCGGGAGCACCCGTGTCGATAATACTCATGGACTGAGTCAACCACTTATCCAGGTACTGGATGTATGTGAACACCTTTAGCAAACTGCCGTCTCTCAACAACCGGTAGTGACCCTGGTTGTCGCCAGCCGTTTTTCCCAAGAACGAGACGTTGAACATCGTCCTTCCAGCAGCGAACGCCGTTACAGAAATCGAACCGATGTTAGTCCATCTCCAAGTGCTCGGATCATTCTCATTGTATCCGGAAATACCCTCGTCTTTGGCTGGAATATCTACAACGTCGGCCGGCTGGGCCGCAGTTATGCTCGAGATCGCTCCGTCCTTGATTTTCAGAGTGTCCACCGACAGGTTCTTGATCCAGACGTCGGCGTCCATCTTGATGTCGCCACTCTCGATCGTGAACGGAGCTCGTCCGAGGGACCCGTCCCAAATCAGGAAGTTGTTGGCGCTGACAATGAACGAGGACTCCACCGTCCCGCCTGTATAGTCGCTGACGAGTTGGAATCCCGACATCACCCCATTGTTGTCGATCTTGACGACATACTGGCCGCTTACACCGTCGATGATCGTCTGCTGGGTCTGGATCTTGGTCTCCGCATCGCCGACCCGAACGTCCATGGTACTGATCTGGGTGGCCATGGCGCTGTCAGCAGTTGCTCGAGCGGTCGCCTCGTTCTGAATGGCAGCTGCGTTGTCGCCGACCTGAACCGCGATCGTGTCGATGGATTGAGCTAGAGCCTCATCCTCGGTGACCCGGATGTTCCGCTCTTCGATGATCGCCGCACGGGCGTTGCCGGTCTCCTTGTAGAGAGCGAACTGGGCATTCGCCAGCGCATTGGCCAGCCACTCGTTGCGCTCCTCACCGAAACCGATCTTGTCCAGCAAGCTCGGGATTGGTTCGAAGCCCTCGAGATAAGACCGAACGGTCATCTGGGGCGAGACCAAGAAGTCGTTCGGGTTGTAGGTGTCGAACGAGGCTACGCGGATGTACCAGAACTCCGGCCGATGATGTTCGTAGGCCGTGTTCGGTCCTTGGTAGACCAGTGTCTCGTCGCTGATCGTGAAGTTCTCTTCGGTGGACGCCCACACCTTCGTTCCGCCGAAGTCCCGGATCGACGGCCTGTCGTAGTTGATCCGAAACCCTTCGAACGTCTGCTCGACTTTCAGTTGGAAGGGGATGTGTGGCGGGGGATTCGACGCGGTGGTCTGAACTTCGATCGAGCGGTTCCCCCACGGATCACAGACGGTGACGCCGACGATGAACGAGCGCTTCTTCCCGTCCTCGTCCGACATCGAGCTTGTGTATTGCCACTCCCGAGAGGTCGTCGTGTGCGTGCTGATGACGATCTCGTTGTCGATGTCGCGGATCACCACCTCGAAGTGGTGGAACGCCGGATCGGGCTTCGGGACGTCCCAGGTGAAGAACGGCTCGGCGACGTCGAACTCGGTGTTGGTGACGCCGTTCAGAACCCGGACGTTGGTCACCGGGTCGACCTGGCGCGTGGTGTTGCCGAGCTTGAAGGTCGCGACCGCTGGCTCCGACGTGATGTTGGAGACGGTCCGGGCCCTGATGTAGAAGACATAATCGCCGAGAGGAGCGTCGACCAGCTCGGCGATCGTGGTGGTCGTCTCGGTCAGCAACTGCCGCTCCGAGCCGTTGCGGGTATAGTCGACCAGGTACTTGGTGACGAACTTGCTCGGGCTTCTATCCCAGTCGACGGTCAAGACCATGTGACCACCGAGGTGGTCGTAGCGCTTCGAATAGGTTACGCGGGGGTTAATCGGCGGGGAGACGACGCTCACCGGCAGATCGATGATGTCGACGTCTCCTCCAACGACTGGCGGGTTATCGGCAAGCGCCCACTTCGACCGGTTGACCTCCGTGGCGAAGATCTGGATCTGGTCCGGATTGCCGTCGAGCTCCTCACGCTTGATGACGCGATAGGCCTTGGGCAGGCCATCGTGGTCGCTCTCCAGCGTGAATACGGCGTCCTCGACGTAGTCTGCCGTCGGCAGACCACCGGCGACACTGAGGGTCGTGGTTGACCCCGGTGGCGTTGTGATGGTCCGGGTCTCGACCCGGTCATGATACTGGACCCGGATAGCATAGGTGACCCCCGCTTCAAGGAAGACGGGGTCGCGCAGCCCGATGACGGTGCCGCTCGGGGAGAGCGTCTTAATACGCCCACTGATGCCGTAGCCCATGTTGGGGTCGGCAATGAGGATGATCTCCCACGGGTTAACGAACAGGCCGCGGCGGTTGGTCGTGAACGTCACCATCTCCGTCTCAGTAAGAGACGTGAGCATCTTGTAATAGGCTCGTCCGATCGCCTCTTCCGTGTTGGTGCAGCCCACTGCGACGAAGTCGAGCGGCACCCTCCCGTTGAGATCAATGTCGGCTTGATCGAAGATTCGGCGCCGGTCTTGAGCCCAGTTGAGTTCCGGGTTCAGGTAGACGACGGTGAGATCATTGATGCGGGAAGTGACATCCGTGTAGCTGTATTGGAAATCCCCGTCGATCGACTCTTGCGTGAAGATGGCGACAGCCGCCTCTTCCTTATCAACGAGCAGGTGGACGACGTTGTTGTCATCCTCGACCACGGCGCCGTTGAACGATCCGGCGATATAGCGGGCGAATTCGCGCCCGTTCATCGGATCCTGGATGTAGGCGTTGAAGGTGTATCGAGGCCTCTGGTTCGGCCCGATTCGACCGTCACACCACTGGGCCGCCTCGTAAAACACGTACTTGTCGACCGTGACTGGTTGGTAGGAGCTCCAACCCCAGCGGTCGTTGGTCAGGACGGCGTACAGAATCCAAGGACCGTTGTTGGTCCACGCCATCTTGAACGTGCCGTCCCAGATCCCCGAGTAGGTGCGGGCGATCGGGTCATAATTGCTCGGCACCTGCACGATCAGGCCGTCGTACACACCAGAGAAGGTGGGCAGGCTGGAGAACTGGTCCGATGCTTCGGCAACGAAATGAACCAGGGCGGTGTCCGGATAGGTCCGGGGGATTGCGTCCACCTCCTGGAAGCTCTCCCAGACCATTTCTCTGACGCGCTCGGAGGTGCTCTCCGGATCGACCTTGGTAACCCTGATCAGGTAGGGCTCGTTGATGCGCGGGACGGTGCGCCGGAACTCCTTCACATAGGCTTGGGTCGTCTTGCCGGTGATGTTGATTTCGGCGTCATCGTAGAAGTTTGCCCAGGTGGCAGCCGAGAGTGGCTTGAACTCAATCTTGAACTCGATATCCTGCTCGAAGACACCATCATCGTTCTGATGATATAGCTGGTCGATACGCAGTCGAACTTCGATCGCATCAATTTGACCGGTCGAGGTCTCTCGCGTGACCGGTACATCCTTCATCAGGTTGACGTTGACCGTCGTAGGTTGCGACGAGCCACCGAGAACCAGCTTTACGGGCGGTGGAGCATGCTCGCCCGGCAGAATGTCTAGTGTGTACTTCTGAAAATTATAGTCGCCCGCCTCGGACTGGAGAGAGGTCTCGCCGATGCGGAAGTCCTTGTCACCTCTCGTCAGCCCTTTGATCGGCCCTTCGCACAGGCCGAGCAGGATCTCCATCGTGTCCTTGGAACGGAGGTTGTCCGGTGTCCGCTTGGGAGAACTCCCCCCTCCTCCACCACCGAGGCCACCGCCGGCCCCCTTGAAATCCATGTGTCCCATTAGAACGGCCAATCCGGTGGAAGGTCATCACCATCCTTGTCGCCGACGGCCACGTCGACGGCGTCGATGTCCATGCTCAAGATGTGACCGAAGGCCAGGTGGCGACCGAGGAGAAGCGGAATTCGCGTGCCGATCTTCGTCGTGTTCTGGGGCGAGCCAAGATACTTGGACGCCTCAGGATCTTTGGCGGAATTGACATCGATGGTCGGTGCCGGACTGATGACTTCGAGCAGGCCGCCCAGGGCGAACGTCACGCCGGCCCAGAACAGCCCTGCCGACAGAGATCCAGCAGCCAGTACGCCAGCGGGGCCAGCGACGACAAAGGCCGCGGCGATCAGCACGGCACCGATGATGATCTTGAAGAAGCCACCATTGCCGCCGCCTCCCACGAACGCGGGAACGATGTGGATCTCCTCCTGGTCCGTTTTCTCATAAAGGCTCCCGACCGTGTCGAACCCGACAACCGAGATGGTGTGCCTGTCCTGACCCGGCACCGGGCGGAACGCCTTGATCTGAGTGGTGAAGGCGTGGACGATCTCAGCGACCGTGTCCCCGACGATCTTAATCGGGCCGGGATGAAGATCCCTCAGGTACCCGTGGAGTATAACGGTCTTCGCATTCGACAATTGCGCGGCCCTGTACCTTGTAACAACGTGCGCCGTCGCGGCCAATCACCCAGTGTTCTATCATTGGGTAGTTCAGAAAAGCAATGTAATCTTCCGTAGACAACTGGGACGTCCCGAATGGATGCGTGTGCCACGTCCCGACTATATCATCCTCGTACCTGACGAGATCTTCACCCCTCACCTGAAACGCATCATTCGGCTTGTCGGCGATATTCTCCACCTCGACGACCTTGTCGCCGTTGAGGATGAAACCGACCCTCTCCGGGCCGTCAGGACGATGCAGTTGCAGCAGCATCACGAAACCTCTTCGGCATGAGCGACATCAGGTCGAGAGGCTTACCCTCCTCTCGAAGTTCGGGAACATCCTTATGGCGGATGATGCAGGACCGAGCGGTTCGCCAGATCCCCCGAGGAGGAACCACCTCACTCAGGCGGTGACGGTAGTGGTGCAGGATCTTGCCTTGATCGACGTAGACACCGGCGTGGCACGGAACTTCCGATCCGACACACACTAGGATCAAGTCGCCGATCCACATCTCATGAAGCTCGATATCGACGACAGAGAAGCCCTCAGCCCGAAAATTGTCTCGATAGAGGTCGAGGCCTTTGTTCCACCAGTAATCCGGACGAGCATAGTTGGTGAGCTTGATGCCGAAGCTATCATCGTAGTAGTGCTGGATGATGCCATAGCAGTCATCCGATCCCCCGATCCACTGCTTTCCGGTGAGGTGTAGATAATCAGGGATCATCGGATGCTCACGCTCGGGAAGTCCGGGGGAGCGAATATACGAGCGGGGACCACGAAGAATGGACCGTCCATTGTCAATCGCAGCTCCAACGAGGCGTATTGACGGTTCAAGGCGATGGTCCGACTGACGTACCAGCTCTGAGAACTGGAGACGTTCCGGTTGTTGACCAAGTCGTCGTAGAGCACCCGCGTGCGGGTGACCTTCGCTCGATCGAGCGACCCCTGGCTGATGAAGGGGGAGAAGGCGCCATCGGGGTTGGCGAACTGCAGCTTGGGTCGAGAGTTGCCATCGTCGACGCTGTTGGACACGCCGTCCATCTTGATGGCGGTCCCCTCATACACGTTCCCCTGCCAGGTCACCGTGTTGTCCGCCTTCAGATAGATCGTGCCACCTGAGGCCAGCTCGATCTTGAAGAGGTAGACGATGCCGTCCGCGGTAAGTTTCTGAGCATCAACGCGATGGTCGGTCATGGATGCTCCAACAGTTGGACCTCGAGGTTCTCGATCGCGCCGTCTCCCCCTTCGATCCCATCGGGGATCTCCAACGGCTTTTGGAACCGAACAACGACGTTGCCGTAAACTGGGTGAGGGTAGATGAACTTCTCGTAGAGCCTATGCCGTGCGTAGAAGCCGTCGAGGGCCGCGGCATTCGTGGCTTCCCCTACTATCGAGGCATCCGCCTGCCCAGCACCGTTAACGTAGTATTTCACAAGCTGGAATGTGAGTATGAAGAGCCTCTGATCTGGAGCGGAGGGTTTTGAAACGAACGTGTAGGAGTTCCCGAACTGAACACGGAAACTAGACTCAGGATACTGAGTTCTAAATTTGTGGCGGGGAAAGTTGAAAGTCTCCATCCAGTCTTTTTACCTCACGAGCGGATCGGATCGTAGGCTTTTTTAAATAGTCCCCATATTGATTTGCTTGATCAGTTTCTTGGTCGACCCACCTTTGAGAATGTCATCATTGATCGTGGCGATGATGTCATTGGGACCGAGGGACGGCTTCTGGTCCGGCGCTACCACATAGACGTTGACCTTGCCCCCGTTCTGGTTCGCGGGCTGGAACACCGGCGGGGCGGATTGAGAAATCCGGCTGTTGCCCATGGCGTTGATGGCCTTCAGATTGTCGGCGCCGATGGCCGAGACCGCCGAATTGCGAAGGATGAACTCACCATCTCGGGCCCACACGGGCACAGCGTCACGGGTCTTGATGTGCTTGCCCATGGCGGCCCGGATCATGCCGCCACCATTGAAGCCGAGCCAACTGCCAATGCTGGATAGGAAGCCTCCGAAACCGCCTCCACCACCGCCGGCGGGGTCAGTGTAGAAATCCATGGCCGATACCCCTTTACCCAAGTTGGTGATCCCATCGGCTCCACCACCCAACAAGCCCAGCAGCGATCCCAGAATCCCCGTGGCGGCCTTCTCGGAGGCGATTTTCAACAGGCTCTGGATGATCGAGGAGGCCATGTCGCGGAAGGCCGCGCCAACCGACTTGGTGTTCGCCGAGATGTCACTCAGAAAGGTCGAGAAGGACCCTCGCACGTTGTCCAAGGTGCCTGGAATTTCGTTCCCGATCTGGTCCGTGAGGCTGGTCAACATCCCGGCCTCTTCAGCCATCTGCTGAACTGCCGCTGACAGCTGCTGGCCGAGAGTCATGTTCGAACCAGTGCCCTGACCCACCGAGACGTTGTACTTCTCCTGAGCGTCGGCCAGCGTGTTGGTGCTTTCGGTCAGCTTGTCCTGGATATCCCGACGTTCTGACAGGATCTTGTTGTATTCGCTGAGAGCACTGTTCCTTTTGGCGTTGTCGAACTTCGGGTCATCATAGACCTTCTTCAACTCAACGAGCCGATCGTCGTTGACCTTGTTGAAGTCCGTGAGAAGCTCCTGCAGTCGGTCGCGTCGAGCCTGCTCGGCCTGGAGAACCTTCGGCAGCTCGGCCGCCTCCTGCTGGCTCTTCAGCATCTCGAGCGCCTTCCGCTCAACAGAGCTGTAGCTCTTCATGAAGTCGTTGGCGCCGAGGGCAATGTCGAGGATCCGACTAGGGTTCTGGATGTCACGCGTCGACCGATCGTATTCCCGGTCGATCTCGGCCTGGCGGTCGTTCCACTGCTCCCAAGGCTTGAGCAATTTCTCGTTCGTGCGGTCTCGCCCCCCACCTCCGCCGTATTTTTTGGTTTTTGGATTGAGGAAGCTCTTCAGGTCGTCGTTGTTCTGAGCTGTGAGCATGGAGTTCATGAAGTCGAACGCCTTCTCCCCCTCGGGAGTCAGCATCTTGATGAAGCCTTTCTGCTCCACCATACCCGGCAGGGTCATCAGCGCGGCCAGGTACTCCCGGAGCAGCGCGTTCTTCTTCGCATCAAGAATCCCCTGGAAGGTCGAGGCCCACTTCTCGCGCTCGGCCTTGGACATGACCTGCGTTGGCAGACCAGAGGCGGCTTGGGTCATATCCTGGAAGACCTTCTGGCCGGCCTCGTTGACCCTGTCGTTGAAGGTCTGCAGTGCCTCGGTCGTCGTGGTCGTGTAGCCCTGAACCATGGAGTCCCGAGCTGCCATCAAACCCACCAGCTGGCTGTCGATCTGCTGCTTGATCGATGGGTCGGTCGCGCCATCGCGCAGCGTCTTCAGCGCCTCGACGAGCGGAAGCAGGAGATCGTTGACCGCCTTCGATGCCTGCTTGTTGAGCTCCAGGATCTCCTCCGGGCTGGTGGCGTCGCCGGCCTTGTCCTTCAGCTGCTCGGCGATCGCCGCGGCCGACTGCACCATGAAGTCGGTGGCCTGGCCGGACAGGAACACCGCGAGCTGCTTGGCCTGCTGATCGGACAGAGGCCCAACATCCGTCGGAGCAAACTTGCCAAGGTCGAACCCAACGTTGGTCGGATCGTTGCCCAGCTCCTTGGCGACGAACTCCTTGGTCATGGTGCCTAGGGTGATCTGCAGGCTGTCGCGGTAGGCGCTGAGGGCCTCCTGGAACCCGCCAGTTCCGAGCGCCTTCTGCACTCCACCTTGGGACATCTTGACCATGCCCTCGGCGGCCTTGAGAGCCTCGGGCAGGAAGGTCTTCCACTCCTCCAAGGAGGCGACGGCACTCTCCTCCATCGCCTTCGAAATGTTGGTCTCCATCTCGACGAGAGCGCCGTTGGCAGCCCGGTTCACAGCCTCCTTGAACTCAGGCCCGAGCATGCCGGCCAGGCCGGAGACACCCTGCATGCCCAGGCTGAGAAGGTTGCCGTTCTGTTGCAGGTACCGGTTCTTATCGATCGAATCCATCGGTGCTGCCGACTGAACACCGCGGAACGCCGAGTTCAAACCAACAGCCGTCCGACCGAGCCAGAATGCTGGGTTGTAGGGGTTTTGCGACATCCGCTCGATGCGCTCATTGGCCTTCTGATCCTCCTGGGCCTTCTGCGTCTTGAGGTTCTCGGCAATCTTGTCGCTCTGTGCCTTCATGGACGCGAGAAGGTTTTCGAACGCACCCGTGAGATCCTCTACAGACATGCCGAGATCGTCGGCCATCTTCTGCAACCCTTCCGGGTTGTTGAGCATGTCGACCAGTGAGGAACGCGCCTGCAGCGTCGTGTTCCGCATGGCCTGCAGATCACCGCTGCCCAGGCCTTCCCGGAACCGTTGGGAGTCACGCAATGCCTGGACAACAGAGGCAGGCAACCCGATCCCGGCCAATCCCTCGATCTGACGAGTGATCACAGCGTCTCGCCCGCCGGTGCTGTAGAGGTACTGCTGCTCCTTATCGAGGCCCGTGAACGGATTGCTACCAAAGCCGAGAAATCCTCGAGGCGAGAAGCCTTGGCGCAGCCCCTGCAACAGGGGATTGTCGACCTGGAGCTGCCTTTGCTGGGCGCGATTGAGTTTGTCGAGTTCGACCTGGAGCTCGCGAATTGCGAGAATGGTCTGCCCCTGGATCTCCTTGCGGAAATTCTCAAGACGCTCCTGCACCTTGTCGAAGGTGTCCGCCGTTCCGTCGATGGAAAGCCCCAGGTCTCCGAACCGGTCGTTCAGCCGGGAGACCATGTTGCCGAGAGCGTCCTTGTCACCGCGGAGGGTTTTCTCCTGGCGGGACATCCGCTCGAGCTCTTCGTTGACGTTCTGGAGCGCTTTCTGATTGTCGTCGTACTTGGCCTTCGCCGACGCCAGGGAGGCTTGAATATGGTCGACCGCTTCCGCGGCCTCTTCACCCGCCGACTTCATGCTGCCTAGCCACGTCACCAGGCCCATCACACCGATGACGGCAAGCGCGATCCATCCGGTCGGGCCGATGACAGCCGCCATCGTGGTGCCCAAGGTGGTGATGCCCGCGCGGAACGCTCCGAGCGCGGCGAGGGCGTTCGTGAAGTATGCGCCCACGCCGGCGACGGCGGCTCCGACACCCAGCAGACGGGCAAGGAGCGTGACGCCAAGCGCGGTCGTCAAACCAGCAGCGGCCACCCCAATGTAACCGAGCACAGGCCCGAGCCCGGTGAGAGATCCCGCCAACTCGTTGAAACCGGCCAGTGCCTTCTGAAGGATCGACACGACGGGCGCGAAAGCCTCGGACGCCAACGCCGTGAAAACGGATGCCGTGTTCCGGGCGGTATTGGATAGGGCCTCCATCTGCTTCTGGTTCGCGTCGACAGCGGCGTTGGTTCCCACGATGCTGGCGAGAAGATCGTTGTAGATGTCCTTCTGGCCCTGGAGGGCCACGAAGGCAGCCGCGGCCCGGGTTTCCATGGACCGGAATGCCTCCGACACGCCGAAGCCCTTCTCGGTCAGCGTCTGAATGACAGGGTTGAGGCCACGGGTCTGGATGTCAATGTCGGCGAAGGTCAGGCCGAGCTTCTTCATCTCCGCCTGGAGCTTCTGGGTCGGGTTCATCAGATCGATGAACAGGGCTCGAAGACCGGTACCAATGGTCGAGCCCGACCGAATGCCGGCATTCGCCAGCGAACCGACGTCGGCGACGAGCTCCTCGATCGGGATGTTGGCCTGAGCCGCCGTGTTGGCGACATATTGGATTGCCAGGCTGAGCTGCTCCGAGTTGAGCTTCGTCTGGTTGAGGGCCGCGGTGAACAGGTTGGCGAGGTTGAGGCTCTCACTTGCCCGCATGTTGAAGACGGACAGGGTCGACGTCATCAGATCGGCGGAATCCTTGAACGCCGTCCCGGTTGCAGAGGCGAACAGCGCCACACCGCCGAGGGACTCCTTGATCTCCTCAACGGACTGACCCGCCTGGGCGAGGATCTTCGCCCCCTCAGCCGTCTCAGTGGAGAGGAACTTGGTCTTCGTCGAGACGTCGAGAATAACGGCACCCAGCAGCCCCATCTGCTCGTCGTTCGAGCCGGTGATCGCAGCCAGGTCGTGCATTGCCTCATCAAGGCTCACGACCGAACCAGAGAGCGCCGACACACCCTGCTGAGCCTTGCTCAGGATGGCGTAGTTGAGCATCAGACCGCCCTGGAACCGGAAGAAGTCCGAAGCACCGCTTCCGAACACCATGTCGTTTCGGTAGGCGCTGGCCGTCTGGTTCCGCTCGGTGATCTTGGCTGGATCCCGCACGTCCCTGAGATTGAGCTTCTGGCGCTGATCGGTGAGCTGGTTAAGGACCCGGAGCTGTTCCCGCATTTCTGCGGTGGTCATCTGCTCGTTCTTCAGGCGATCGCGGACCTGACGGATCTGCAGATCGAGCTTCTGGCTGTCGTCAGGCGCGGCCGAGATCGCCTGACCGAACCAGTCCTGACGCTTGTCGAAGGAGCTCGGCCCCGTGCCGCGCATCTGCCGGCGAGACTGGTTGTTGAGGTAGTTCTCGACGTTCCGGATCGTCGCTTCGGTGCGGCCATAGTAGAGGCCGGCGGCCTCGGCGACCTGCTTGAACTGGGAGATCTGGTCCTGCGCTGACTTCCGAGTGGCCTCGTCCAGGAGGTTCATCTGGGAGATCTGCGAGCGGAACGCCGAGATGTCACCGGTCAGTGCTGAACGTTGCAGGCCCACCTGGCTATTCGCCGCGGAGACGTTGCCGCGGGAAGACAGCAGGTTTCGACGTGCGGTGTCGTCCTGCTTCCGGAACTGGGTCTGGAGGTTGACCAGTTGGCGGAGTTCGTCCTGATACCGGTCCAGGGTGGCCTGGCGCGACTTCGTCGCTCCCTTGGTCTCGATGTCACCCTTCTGCCTGATGATCTTCAGGATCTGGGCCTGGATAGCGAGCTCGGCCTGGCTGGCGTCGGTGACCGCCTTCAAGTCGGTTTTGCGACGGGCAGCGGTCACCGCTTCGGCAGAGGCACTCGCCTTCTGGAAGTCCCGGATCTGCTTCTGGACTTGTTCGATCTCGCGGGCAGCGAGGCCGGTACCGGTGAAGGCCTGGTCGATGCCCTGCCCCTGCAGCCGGGCCCGGTTCACCGTGGCGTTCGGGCTTCCGCTGCTCAAAGTCCGCGTGACGACGGACAGTTCGCGGAGAAGCTCCACCCGCTCCTTCAGGATTTGGTTGAACCGAGGGTTCTGGCTGGTGATCCCGTCCGCGTTGGTGGACCGACGCATCTGGCCGGTGAAGGCCTGAGTGACGTCCTCGATCTTCGCCGCCAGAAGCTCGAACGATTTCGCGAGCTTATCGACCTGAGCTGTCGAGTTCCCGGTGGTGACGTCAATGTTGTAGACGGTATCGTCGGCCATTCAAACTCTACCCTCCCAGCACTCGAGCAAGCGCCAATTGGGCTTCCTGAACGCTGTTGTACTGCGGCGCCTCGGTCTTCTTTTTCTTCCCTCCCAGTGCAGCAGACACCACGCTGGCGAAGGTCTCGTATTGCTGGACCACCTGTGCGGCATGGAAGCCGTAGGTGATCTTGGTGAGCGTCCGCAGGTCTCGAAGAGAATGGCTCCAGTAGACTTCGGAGATGGAGCTCGGCTTACACTTCAAGACCCAGCAGACCGACTCCTCAAAACTCAGGCCTGTGAACCAGTTTCGGAAGGCGACAAGCTCTTGAGTCTCGGCGCGATCGCCTCGGCTGTCGCCTTTGCCTTCTCGATCTGCCTGATAAAAAAATCGAGGCAGTGATCCGACACCCAGTCGAGAATGGCGATGCCGTCGTCGATCGACATGTCGTAGTTGTCCAGGTCGAAGTTTTCGTCCTCGACCAGACCGCTCTTACCCCGCTTGACGAGGACCTCCTTGAGGATCACGTCACGAACCACCGGATCCATCTCGGCCGAGGAGACCCCGTTGATCTCACCGACGATCGCCACAAGTCGATTGAGAAGAGCGAAGGACATGAACAGCTCGTGTGGCTGTCCATTGATCGTAACGAGGAGCTTATCGCTTGGCATTGATTGGGAACCCCAATGAAAAACTCCCGGAGTATTACCCCGGGAGTTATCTAATACAAGGGTTATTACGCCCTCGAGAACAGCTTCGCCTGGGCGTTCTGGAATTCGGAGTAGTTCGGATCCGTCGACACCAGATTGTACAGCGTGAACTCGATCGGCATGTTGCCGAAATCGGAGCTCGTGAAGGCCAGGCTGAAGCCCGCGGTCACGCGGATCTTCGGCAGCAGGAGGGTGATCTCCTTGCCGTTCGCGATCGTGCCGACGACCTTGGCCGATAGGTACGGCTGATCGGCCAGCGAACCGATATCGACCACGTTCACCTTCGACACGCGGGCGCCGACGGCGATGTTCTGCTTGATCCCCGGCGAAACGGTCAGCACGTTCGAAGCGACGGACGACACCTTGCGGATCGTGACCTGGTCGTCGTTGCCGACCTGGATCATGATGTAGCTGCCGGCGGTGATGCCGGTAGCCGACGTCACGGTGACCTCGTCTTCCGGAGCCACGTCGGTGCCGGCGATGACGGCCGAGGTCGTGGTCTCGGTCGTGATCGGAGCCAGCGTGGACCCCTCCAGCCCCAGCGCGTAGGAGATGTTCTTCGAGGTGTATTCATAGGCCTCCATCGTTGCGCTGACGGTATTGCCGGTCATCACACTCGCGACGTTCTGGTTCTTCACGCCCTGGGTCAGGTTGGTGTAGGTCGGCTGGCTGGTGATCGTGAAGTTCTTCACCAGTCCAATCGAGTGGTCGGTCGCGTTCAGATCGAAGAGCGCATCCTGCGCGCCAATCATGACCGTCGCGGTTCCGAGCATAAAGTTGTCAGTACGGGCTTCACCGGCCATTAATCGGCACTCCTAAAAGAGAAAGCACTTGCTGTTCTCTTTTAGTCGTGACATAACTTGGATTCTAAGAATCTATGGGACTCTTACCAATGGAACCGGTTCGTCAATTCACTCTTAGACTTCCTCAGTCTCTATTTGATCAGGTGAAGGATAGAGCAACCGTGAATCGAAGGGACGTGAATAAGGAAATTACCTACATCGTTGAGAGCTACATTGACGAGCAAGCTCGGAAGGACATCGAGCTCATGCGCCAAATGCACGATCGGTTCCAAGCGAAAGTCCAATAAACTTCACCGGACGGGTCTCCGTCCGGGCGACCGGAAGAACAACCACGGGGCTCTTCACCTTCATCATTCCCATTGGGGCTCCGTTGCCGGCGTCCAGGAACGGAAACATTTTGTCCGGCTGCAGCTTGGTGAAGAGGCGACTGATCAGCTTGTCGAGACGAACGATGTTCGTGTCGTTGAGTGTGCTGATCCCAATCAGGGTCTCGATCTCCAGGATGCCGACGTTGACTTCGACCTGAAACTCGGCAGGCCCGATTACGTCGTTATTGGGCCAGCTGTTGGTCTCGGCGTGGGCATCGAATTTGAATACGGCCATGCCGCCGCCGGTTTCGGTAGCGAAATTCTTACAAATATTGAGCACGGACGCCTGTGCGCTTTCATACAGGTCGGTCATTGCAGCACCTCATCGATGATTTTCTTCAGCCGCACCCTCGTCCACCAGCGCATGTAGGGCCCGAGAATGCTGCGGTTCCGCTGACCTCTCCAATTGGTCAGGCGGTAGGCAGCGAGCCTCGAGGGCAGCGTCCCCTCCGGATCGTTGTCGGCAATCCGCTGGAGCCCGGTAAGGCGGAGCGTGACGCGATAACCCTGTCGGAGTTCCTTGGTCCCGTTGTCGAGCGTGAATGGAGCCCGTGTGCCTTGGAAGTTGGTCTGGACGGCGACGGTGCCGAGGAAGGTCGTCGCGTTCATATGATCGAGGGCCTGCTTCAGCTTGCCCTCATACCGATAGAAGCCCGGATTGCGTCGCTTCTGCTTTCGGCGGAGGTATCGTTCCGTCAGGGGACGCCAACGAGGCACCGGCACGCCATCCAGCGACGGCTGCCCGCTCGAACCGATGATCTTCGACGACAAAACCCGGAAGAAGTCCTTGTTGGCCTTCTCCACGGCGATCGCCGCCTGCAGCCCGATTAGGGTCGCCATGTCACGGGTGTGCTCGAGCACCCGGCTGAACACGTTGCCGAAATTGCCTCGCTGAGTGAGCTTGGCGCGGATCACTTCACGAGCGCCTGGCAGACACCGTAGGCGAAGAAGACCTCGACCACGGTGTAGTCCCCCAACTTGTCGTTGACCTGGAGAGTCACCGGTGTGGTCACCGTATACCGACGCTCGTCGATATGAGTGATGTCGGTGATCAGATCCTGCTTCTCGATGTGAACCCAAACATCACCGAGAGCGACCGGAACGGTGTCGGTCTCGAGCCCGGTCACCGGATCCACGATCTTCTGCATGCGGCTCCAGGCCAGCTTGCGGTCGACCTCGACCAGCTCGAACAGCCGGTAGATTGTGGTGGCGAGATCACTCTCCCCTCTCGACAGGACCAGGTAATGGCGGCCGACCTCGGTGCCGAACACGTTCCCCGCGGCGACCATTGAGGCCGGATCGACCTTGAGGAAGACCTTGTCCGGCGCCGGGCTGGTGAGCTCGCCGAGGAACCGCAGCCCGTCGTCTCGAACGAAGGTGCTGCGGTAGCGCTTCATCACGTTCTTCAGGCGCATGGTTACACCCCTGTGAACACGTCGGCCGGGGTCGAGAGCAGGAAGTAGGAGCGGTCGCCGGTGCTGTCACCGGGCACCAGGTCGTCGATGATATCGTTGTAGGCGGAGGTGGCGGTGTCGATCAGCGCCCGGAAGTCGATGTCGGCGAAGCGCTGGAAGCTGGATTGGTCCGACTTCTCGATCTGGTTCACCCGCAGCTTCAGGGCCTCGGCGCTGAAGCTCATGATCGACCGGTACAGGACAGCGTTATTGGCCTGCAGCAGGATGTGAGCGTCGGCGCTGGCCAGCGCCGTGCGGATCTCTTCCGGAACAGCGTAGTACGCGCCGAGGAGATCGATGTCCCCATCGGCCAGCTCGTCGGCGGAGAAGCCGAGGAAAGCACGAACCTCGTCGGGCCCGACCAACAGCGGAGGCTCGTCGACGAGGAGGTAGGTCTGCCTCTGGCTGTAGCCGAAGCCGGCATAGGTGAAGGAGACAGTTATCGTCCGCTTCTCGACCGCATCGGTCTTGGCGTTCTCGGACGCCGGCACGGTGACGGTGACGAAGGTGGTCGTGGCATCCGTGCCGATCGGCGTGGAGGTTCCGTTTAGGCTCCAGACCACCGACCCGATCTCGGGCACGACGAATTCCCCGCCGACCATCAGGTCGAACCGCAGCGTGACGTTCTGGTCAGCGGGGAAGCGCTTCATTTGGAACGGCCTCGAGCCTTGGGTGCAGGAGCGGGCGTCGGCGCCGGTGCTTCGGCCTCAGGCGCAAACGATGCCACGTAGGCCTCGATCGCAATCTCCGGAGCCTCCTCCCAGTACTTGGCGAAGTCGGCGTCGTTGGCCGCTTCGGGGAGGTCGGTTCTGAGGATCTCGACCTGTTGGGTTGCACAACGGTCGTTGATGAAACGGGTGTTGCGAACGACCGAAGGGCGCCGGCGCTGAATGATCTGACCAGCCGGGTCGTAGAGCGTGAACGGGCCGGTGGTTTTCACAATGAGCATGAGCAGTTCGGGGGGCCGGAGCCCCCCGTCCCTTCGTTAGGCGCTGTAGTCGAAGACCTCGCGGGTTCCCGGGAAGACGATCCGGTAGCCCGAGTTCTGGGTCCGGTAGACGTCGACCGTCTGGTTCTGCACCGAGCGCTCCGACTCCTGGATCAGCGAGCCGCTCTCGATCAGCTCCTCCAGGGTATCGCCGCGGCTGAAGCCGACCAGCTTGTTGGCGGGCGCCGTGGTGGAGAGCACGAAGTCCACCGTGCCGGTCAGCATCGGCACGCCCTGCATCCGGAAGCCGGTGGCGGCCAGGTTCTCGGCATCCGTGCGGGTGTTGTTGCTGGTCGGTACCGCGAACAGCATCAGCCACTGCAGGTAGGAGTCGTAGTTGCCGACCACGGTGTCGATCGGGTAACCTGTCTTGGCCCGTGCCACCAGCCACGCCAGCAGGTGCTTGTAGCTCAGCAGGCCGTTGGTGGCATTGCCGATCAGGGTGCTGTTGAACGAGGACTGGTCCACCTCGGTCGCAGCCGCGTTCAGGCCGTCGCCGTTCAGCAGGACGCTGGTGGCCCATTTGACCTTGCTGATATCCGCCTGGCGCAGGGCCCGGTTGATATAGGGGGTCATGATGTCCAGCGACACCCGGCGATTGAACTCGTAGGTGGTCCGGAAGCCGACGCCGTGCTTGTAGAACTTCACGGTCTTCTCGGAGGCACGGATCGACCACACCGGGATGCGGGCGCCTTCGGCGATCTCGCGGGTGATGTCATAGTCACCGGCGGCGTCATCGACCACGGTCGACAGCAGCTCGATACCCGAAATGGTCCGGGAGCCGGCCAGCATCGGAGCGACCTGCTCGAAGTTGGTCTGCTTGTACTTCCACTGGACCACATCGTCGATGACCTCCGGGAAGAGCGCACGCACTCCCGGGAAGGTCTGGAAGGTCTCCGCCGCGGCCTGCAGGAACACCCCCTGCTTCAGGTCGTCCTTGACCGGCAGGCCGAGGTGGGCCAGGGCGGCCTCATAGCCGCTCAGGCCGGAAGCCTTGATGCCTTCGTCGGCCGACAGCCGAGGGTCGATCTTGACCGTCAGGTAGTCGCGCAGGTTGAGGCCGAAACTGGAGGCCTCCGCGACGAGCTTCAGCCCAGCTTCCTTGGAAGCGTGGGGGCTGTCCGAGCGCAGCGAGCCGAGGAACTCGACGCCTTCCCGCTTGATCTCGGTGAGGGAACGGATATGCGACATAGTTCAGGGGCTCCTTACTGCTTGAGCACGACGGCAAAGCCGGTGCCGACTTCGACGACGATGGGCATGGTGTCCGCCTCCGTGGTGGCCTTCTTGACCACGCCGGCGGTGGCGCTGCCGGTGATGCGATCGCCGATGGCGATGGCTCCGGTCGTCGGCAGCTTGTCGATGAACTTCAGCGCGACGGTGCCGACCAGGCCACCGGAAGCGCTGCGGTTCTCGACCACCTCGAGGCGGCCCAGGACGAACTCATCCGCGACAGCCAGCTTGACCTGGTTGGGGGCCGACTCATCGAGCGAGACGGCCTTACCGATGTCGGCGGCGGTGATGCCCGCTGCCAGATTGAAGGTCAGGTTCCAGTCATTGAACTTGAAGCCGCGAAGGCTGACCCCAAAAGAAACCGACGCCATGATTGATCCTCCTTAGCGGCGCGACTTGAAGCCGTCGTAGCTGGCGGTCAGCTTGACCTCCGGCTTTTCGACGGTGGTGGCGGGCTTGGACGCTCCGCCCTCGGGAAGCAGGTTCACCAGGTTCAGCTGGCTGGCCTTGATCGCCTCGATGCTCGCGGCGATGTCCTTGGGCTCCTCCGGGTCCTTGGTCCCGGCGGCGATGAGAGCCTTCTTGGCGTGGTCCGCCAGGAAGGGGCGGGCGAGCTCCAGCTCGGCCTCGGCCGCATCGAGTTTCGCCTGCACCTCGGTGGTGGAGGTACCCGCAGCGGCCTTCAGGCCATCACGCTCGGTGGTGACCTCGGCAAGCTCCGCCTTCAGGCGCTCGATTTCGGCAGTGGCCGTCTTGAGCTCGACGGTGAGCGTGGCCTTGGCCGTGGTGGCCTCGGTCAGCCCGGCGACGAGTTCAGACAGGTCCATGGAAGGGTCCTCTTTGTACGATGCGATGAGCATCTGGGCCTCGAACGGGATGCCCGAGGCGGCTAGTCGCTCCCGCGAGCCCTCGGCCAGCTTGGCCTTGGCACGGGAAACGATCTTGGGATCCTTGGAAGCACCGCGGCTCACCAAGGACATCTCTGACCAGTTCTCGAGGCCGGCGATGGTGACGTAGACGCCATCCTTGCCGACCTCGTGGCCCTCGGCGCAGGTGCGCTCCCAGATGTGGAAGTAATCGCCCGCGCGGTAGTCGTATCCGCACTCCGAGCAGAGAAGATGCTTGCCCAGGACACCGACGCTGACCTCGTCCAGCACCGCGTTGTTGATGCTGGCGATTAGGTCCTTGCCCTCCTCGTTCGGGATGTAGAATTGGGCCCGGAGCTCGGAATCGTTGCTGTTCGGGAGGTCGAACACCTCGGCGTAGAACACCCGGCCGACTGGCAGCTCCATACCCTGCTGGTGCAGGGTATGGAGCGGAACCGACATCGTGCCGGCGTTCAGCTGCGAGGCCATTTCAACCAGAGTGGACCGAGTGAACCGGGCGCCTTCGAAGATCGAGCCTCGCTTGTTCAGCGGCTTGGTCGCCACGGCGGCGGCTTCGAAGACAGTCAGCTTCGAGACGTCGATATCATCCCCGGCAACGGCCTTGATCCGCTGCTCAACCTTGGGAGTGATCTCGATCGACTTCGCCATCTGGCCCTGCCTCAAATATCCGATGCTGTGTTTAACATTGACACATCCACTATTCTCAGACTCTTGAAGAATCACTTCTTCACAGCATTTGATTTGGAGGCGTTCTTGTCTTTCGGAGCGAGCGCCCGATCCATCGACGATATTCTGGACGGTCCGTCAGTGGCGCCGTCGGCCGGAGCTGGGCTCATGAAACCAGTGCCAGACAGCTCAGGGACGGCGTCCGGGCGGATCCGGTTGAACATCTCGATGTGGAAGTCGTCGTCCGAGATCAGGCCGTAGGACAGGAGCGTCAGGTAGCGGGCCTGCTTCTGGGTGAGGTGGGTCTCGAGCTCGAGGTCAGGACGCAGCTCGACGTTATCAAACCCCACGGTGACGATGCTCTCGGATCCAGTCAGGCGCAGGGCGAAGGTAAAGGCCTGGCTCAGCAGGTCGGCGACCGGACCGTTCAGCTGCTCGGCATTCCGGCTGAAGATCAGGGCTTCGACGGAGGCGGTGTTAACACCACTCTCGCCGCGGCCGATGACCGAGGACATGGTCTTCAGGGCCGCCTGGTTCTGAGCGTTGAGGGTCTCGATCACCTCCTTGATCTGGAGGCTCGCGCCAGGGTTCTTGTCGTTGAGGATCTTCGCTTCGACGGAGTCGTAGTGGATGAAGGCCTGATCCGGACGGCTCAGGCCGGAGATGACGCCCTGGAGCTCGGACAGCCGGGCGTCCAGGAACTCCTTCATCTTGGTTTCGTTGGTCTTGCACTCCGGAGGGGCATTCTTCCGAAGCACCTCCTCCAGCACCGAGATTTCCAGGCGAGGGAAGCCCGTCACCTGCATGATCCGGTAGAGGGTGTTGATGACAGCCTGACGCGCGGCGATGGTGTTGATCGCGGCGGTGAAGGGACTGGTCGAGTAGATCGTGGTCGGGTCCTGCCGGTAGAAGGTCAGGAAGAAGCTCGGGAGGTCGAGCGAGATGCGCTCCGAGGACCCGGTCGGCACCTGCTCCGGGAAATACACGCCGGGCGACTTTTCGGTGAACTCGAGGGTGCCGGGATCCACCAGGCGGAGCTCGGTCGGCAGCAGGGTCTTGTCGACCACCAGCTCGGCCGCGCACGCGCCGCGGATCAGGGCGAACCACCGCAGCTGCTCGCACAAGGCGACCAGAGACTTCTTGATGAGGAAGTTGGCCGGCTTGGTGTAGTCGGTGCGGGTCGTCAGCGAGAGGAGGATCTGCTGGAGGGTCTTGTGACCCTCGCGATCGATGTTCCCTTCGAGGTCGCGAACGTAGAAGTAGGGCTCGGTGTCGGCGGACGTCAGGTAGGCGTTTAGTGCCGCGCTGAGATCCGGGTCGACCTTGGCGAGCTGCTGAATGAGGGACTGGCTGTTGCCGGCCAGGCGGGTCGTGTAGATGTCGTCGAGGTGGTCGCGGTAGGCTGGCTTCGACAGAACGGCGGTGTTCGACGACGCATTATAGGTCGAAGTGAACGAACTGCCCTTATCACTCGTCCTCTTCTTTGGGAAGATGACGCTAAGAATGCCGCCGGCCATACATTAGATCCTCGCAGGATTAAGGCTACTAATATGGAAAGTACAACCCGTTTTCAACCCTTCTTTTGCTTGACCCTATCAGCGGCGAATTGTGCATAGGCACAGTAGCGGTCAGAATGCCGAAGTTCGTCCTGACCTCGGTGTTGCTGAGAGCAATGATCAGGTTCCGAAGTTGAAGCCCGGCTTTGAGGAACGCGAGGCTGTGATGGAAGTGGTCTTGACCCGTCAGCTTCTTCCACTCAGCGGGCTTCTCCGGTTGCTCGTCACGAACCTGATCCCGCAGGTGCTCGATGATGGTCTGCCTGTAATGGCCATACCCGGACATCCGAATGCTGCGTCGACGGATGTCCTTGGCGACCGCGTCCAGCGCCATGGTCCGGTTGATCTGACCGTGGGTGATGTTGTCGTACTGATCCTTGACCGGGTTGAACTCCTTGGTGCCGCGGTATTCCAGCGGCAGGATCTTCCCTTCGGAGATGTCACGGATCTCCTCGGCCGTGGGGGTATAGGGATGACGGTCGATGCCGCCGGCGACGATGTTGTACTGCTTGCAGAGAGCACGAACGAAGTCGGGCAGCTCCTGAACTGGAACGGCCTCGAACCGAAAGACCTCGAGCTGCTCGACCGGACCTGTCGCCAATGTCACGTGGGCGACAAGGCCCATATCGATGCCGATCGACACGGGCACATCCGGGCCGACGTCCGGTACACCGGGCTGCTCATCGCGGAAGCAGGCACGGATCACCTCCTCCTCGAGCCGGATGTTGCCGTCCGAGTAGGTCTCGCCGAGCACCGTGTTGAAGAAGCCTCGGAGGTAGTCGCGCTGGCGGTACTTCAGCAGCTGGCCGAGGATGTAGGGCAGATCGAGCTTGCCGGTGGAAAACGGCGTGACGTAGTAACCCCGAGCGTGCTTCCGGCTCGGGTGCTTGGCGACCCACTGGCGAAACGAGGGATCGGTGAGATCCAGCGCCCGATGACATTTCGGACACCAGATGTAGGACTCCATGATGTCGATCTCGTCGGCGATCGACTGCGTGATGTCGGAGAGCTTCTCGATGTTGTCGGAGAGCCCCGGGATGAGGCAGAAATCCCTGTTGAACTGCGGCCAGGACCAGTGGTTACAGCGGGAGCAGCGGACCATGTAGTGCAACTGGTCCGAGGCCTGGTAACTCAGATCGATCCCGAACCCAGGAAAGGTTGGGGTCGAGAAGCGCTGCGAGATGCGGTGGATGGAGTTCTGCAGGCGGCTGTTGAACAGCACGAGCATGTCCTGCGGGGATAGGTCCACCTCGTCGTTGAAGATCGCGTCGGCCGATGTCGAGGTCGCGTCCGCCTCGGTGCAGCCGGTCAGGTAGAGGAACGACCGGCCGAACTGCATGATGTTCATCGACCGGACGGCGCCCTGGTCGTGCTCCCGGTTGAAGATGGCATCGGCGTCGACGATCGGCTTCACGCGGGTTTGGCTGACGCGCTTGTAGAGCTTCTCCTCAGGCAGGGTGAACAACGCGGACAGGCCCTGGTTGCGCACCAGGAAGCCGAGCATCTTCCGGATCTGCACCTCGGTCAGCCCCACCTGGGAGCACTTGATGACGTCCAGGTTGGGGTGCATGTCGTCAAGGATGGCCCGCTGGAACTCGTACCCCTTGATCGAGAATGGGCGACCCTTGATCGTGGTGTTCTTCTCGACCCAGTCGGTCATTGATACGGCAGCACTGTCCAGGGTGAACCTGGACCGGAAATCCGACTGGAAGTCCGTGCCGAAGCTCACTCTTCGTCCGACGCCGCGGAGATGGCGATCTGGGTCTTGTGGACCTCGAGGACGCCGACGAGGTTGGTTTCTGGGATGGTGGGGGTGATCTCGAAGACGTCGTAGTCGCCTTCCTTGTTGAAGACGAAGGCCAGAACCCCTTCGATCTTCCCCTCTTTGGCCTCGGCTAGGAGGGTCTCCAGACCCTTGACGATCGAATCCTGAGCGATGGCCAGGGGGGTTCGCAGCGACGCGACATTGGACATGCATTTGCTCCACGCAGGAGTGAGACGTCCTATATACGGTGGTCAGCCACTGTTTTGAAGGTATTTCTACAGTACATGCGAACTAGATCTGCGGCCTGATGAGTACATATCAACCTACCAAATTCGGTCTTTCTGAATTTCGATCCACCCCCTACATATGCCCCAACAAATTCATCCCATGAGGATCTAATGCAGCCATACGACTACTATCCGAAGCTGGACGGGCTGAACATTGTGCTCGGGTTCGTCGGTGACGACCCGGTTGGGTATCTGGAGGGACCGAACTGCCCCTATGACGAGGTGACGAAGGCTGCACTGCGGGGTCTTGTCACGAATGTGAACCACCATCCGATCGGGGTAACGGACGCAGAGGTCGAGAAGCTCGACATCGAGAGCGAGGCGATCGCGCTCTACCAGGAGACCAAGGAGTTCCGGGCCCGCGCCCAGAGCAGCGGCGAGGTCGGTGACCAGGCCGCGGCCCTGCGTGTGGCCAACTCTCTGCTGGAAAAGCTGCTCAACATCCGCGAGCGGGCTCACAACCTCAAGGAGAACGTCGCCTGGAAGAAGAAGATCCTCCAGTTCATTGAGGACGTCCTCGACGACGAACAGAGGATCGAGTTCGACAATCGTCTGGCGGCTGAAATCGAGGTGGCACGATGACCCAGCGCATTTTTGGTGACTACGCGCCGATTTACTGGGCCAACGGCCTTCCCGCGATCCCGCTGATGTACCAGGACAAGCGGCCGATCATTCAGGATTGGTCTCGCTTTTCCGAGGTTTTCCCGACCGATCAGGAACAGGAGGAGTGGACGAGGCGGTATTTTGACAACAACATCGGCATCGTCCTGGGCCCCCAATCCGGTCTGACGATGATCGACATCGACACCGAGGATGAGGGTCTGATCAAGGACATCCTCGAGATCCTGCCCCCCTCGCCCTGGCACCGAAAGGGGCGCAAGGGCGTCATGCTCGCCTACAAATTCTCCGGCATCCAGACGTTCCGTATCAAGGAAGCGTCGGGCAAGATGCTGGTCGAGTGCCTGAGCAGCAAGACCCAGATCGTCCTGCCCCCGTCGATCCACCCGGACACAAAGCGGCCATACGAGGCCAACTGCAACCTCTTCGACGTGGTCGGCGACTTGGTCGAGCTGCCGAGCCAGGTGGAGAGCCTCCTCCGCGGCTTGTTCAAGGACCGCGGAATCGAGCTCAGTCACTCGGGCTGGACCCGGGTGACCGACTATGTCTCGGTCGGCAGCCGGGACGTGAAGATGACATCGGTCGCCGGCTTCTTCGCCCAGGGTGTGACCCGAGGTGAGATGACCGTGCTCGAGGCCATGGAGCGGATGCGCGCCTGGCACAGCACCTGCACCGAGAAGATCGCCGGCGATGACGTCGACATCGAGAAGGGCGTCAACAACCTCATCAAGTTCCTGATCGGCGACGTGCTCGACAAGGGCAAGATGCTGCCGATCGGGTGGGACGCCGGCCTGTCGGACGTCGACAAGAAGGCGATGGGGCTCGAGTTCACCGTCGACAACGAGGAGTGGGACTACGAGCGGATCCGGGACTACCTCAAGGAGGAGTTCGAGAAGTTCGAGCCGGACACGCAGGGCCGCATGAACGCGGTCGAGTACGTGCTGCGCAAGATCTCTTCCAGCGATCGCATCACCTCGCTCGATGCTGACCGGATCTTCCGGTACATCGTCGACGTCGGCGGCATGCGGCTCAACCTATCGAACCTGCGTCGGCGTGTGGTCGAGCTGCAGAAGGGCGACTTCCAGGGCATCAACCACACCGAGATCGCAGCCCAGATCAAGAAGGAGCTCGAGGAGATCACCCCCCACGCCCATGTTGGGGGAAATTTCTGGCGCTATGGTGGCTCCCACTGGGAGATCGTCGACCGCAGCGAGCTGCTGCGCATCGTCGCCGAGCGCTATGGCAACTACATCGCGGCCAAGCGTGCCGGCGACCATAAGGGTGTGCTCGACATTCTCGGATCGCTGCTGCCCCAGCAGCTGACCACCGATGACGTCCGCGGCATCAACTTCGCCAATGGCGTGCTTCTCGAAAACGGCGCGGTGGTGGAGCACAACCCGGCCTTCGGCATGCAGTACACCCTGCCCTACCGCTTCGTGCCGAACATCGGCCGCGAGGCGACGCGCTGGCACGCCTTCCTGGAGCGCGTCTGGGGCGCCGACGAGGACTACGAGGACAAGGTCCGAGCCCTCCAGGAGGCCATGTGTGCGACGATGTTCGGCATGGGGCCCCGATTCCAGCGCGCGGTGCTCTGCTACGGGGTCGCGAAGACCGGCAAGTCCCAGCTGCTGACGATCGTCAAGAACCTGATGCCGTCGGAGGCCCGATCGGCCTGCCCTCCGGACATGTGGGGTGACAAGTTCGCGCCGGCGACCATGTACGGCAAGCTGATCAACGTCTGCGGCGAGCTATCGGAAACGAAGAACGTCGACGGACAGCGGTTCAAGCAGACGATCGACGGCGAGGAGATGGCGGGCCAGTACAAGGGCCAGCAAATCTTCCACTTCCGACCGCGCTGCATGCACTGGTTCGCCTCGAACCACATGCCGAAGACCGACGACACCTCAGGGGGCTTCAACCGGCGCTGGCTGGTGCTGACGTTCAACAGCCCGATCGACAATTCCGAGCGGATCCTGGATTTCGGCGACATCGTCGCCGCCGAGGAGCGTGAGGCGATCGTCTCATGGGTGATTGAGGCCTTGCCTCGGGTCCGTCAGATCCCTGATTTCACTCTCCCGGAGTCCCACAAGAAGATGATCGACGAGATGGCGGCAGGGAATAATAGCGTGCGCCATTTTTTTATGACGGGGGGTCGCGTGACGGTCGATCCTACGATCACGGACGTGACCTCCGAAAAGAAACTCTACGCCGCCTACTGGTCCTTCTGCATCTCGGGGGTGGGTGCGCGGCCTGTCACTACGACGAAATTCACTCGTCGAGTTCGGGACTTGGCGGGCGACCTGGGGTTCAAGGAGGTCCCGGGTGGGTGGAGTGGCCTCACAGTCAAGGATGTGGCCGGCCAGGCTCGACTCTGATCCCCGAAGAGCTCGTGCGCGAGCTCGATCGAAGGGTCGAGAAGGGTGTTTCGGACTGGAACTGGGCTGATACGAGGGTGGACCGCTAGGTCCACCCTTCCTATTATGGAGCCTCCCGAGCGTCAGTTTTCCTAGGCAATTTTCATGATCCGTTTCAGCTATGTGTTTTGTGGCGTCCTCGCACTGGCACTGTGCGGAGTCGCCCTTGAAAGCCAGTTGCCACAGCGGATCGCGGCCCGGTTTGGGTGGTGGCCAGAGGTGATGGGGCCGGCGCGGTATGTGGACGAAGCTGCCGCCGAGCTCCAAGAGGTCTACCCAACTCGCAAAGCCGACATCGTGATGTTGGGGGACAGCCTGACGGCTGCCGCCGATTGGAGAGAGCTTCTGCCGAATTGGGACGTCGTGAACCGAGGAGTTGCGGGTGAGACCATCAGGGAAATTTCAGCCCGGGTGGATGCCGTGGGCCGACTCCACCCCCGCGTCGTGTTTCTGATGGCCGGAACGAACGATCTGATGGTCGGCCAGACGCCTAATGAGGTCGCCGAGTCCTACAGACTTATCCTCGATCGCCTGCAAAGTACAGGTGCGAAGGTGGTGGTTCAGCCGGTTCTGCACGTTGCCAAGGATCGCAATACGGTTGGTATACAGCGTTTCTGGTACAATCGGCGGAACGATGCAATCAGCGACGTCAACGCGCGGATCCGCGCCATCGCGGAGAAGCGCGGCCTGGTGTTCCTCGATCTCAACGAGACCATCGCGCCGGATGGGGTATTGGCGGATGACCTCACTAGCGACGGGACGCACCTGCGCGCTCCCGCGTATCTCCTCTGGGCGAAGGCCATCAACGATGTTCTCTCTGCACCGGGCCTCCTAGCAGAAAGGCGATCATGATCAACGAGTTCGCTGATGCCTCGAAGACCAAACACCGACGCTCTCTGAGGAGAGCGCTTCAGAACTGGCTATTTCCGATGTTTTCGGAGATGCCGCGTGAGCTACTGCGGGTTCGGTTCGCTCGCTTCGCTCTCTGTTCTGCTCGATACGCTTGGTTCGTGCTCGCACTGCGACGGCTGCGCGTTACGAGCGGAGGAGAGGGGGTCGCGAAGACGACCCTGAAGCACAACCTTAGAGGCATGTTCGATCTCCATGCGGAGCGTTCCACCCGCTTGATCTACCCGATCGCCATGTGGGCCGCGGCCCGCAGAGTGTCTCTTGCCAACCTCAAGGTTCTGACGGTGGGTCCTCGAACCGAGGGCGAGATATACACCCTGGTAGCGCACGGTTTCCGCCGGCGGAACATCACCGGGCTCGATCTGATCTCCTACTCGCCCATCGTTGACCTCGGTGACATGCACGCCATGGCCTACCCCGACGCCAGCTTCGACGTTGTGCTCGCCGGCTGGGTGCTTTCGTACTCAGACCGGAAGAAGACCGCCGCGGCCGAGATTGCTCGGGTGACCAAGCCGGGTGGGATCGTCGCCGTCGGTGTGGAGTGGGGTCGCAAGAGTCCTGAGGAGGTGGCCGCGGAGAGGACCGGATACATCGTCGGCTCCGCCACCAGACTAAGATCGGCGGAGGAGATCCTCGCGCTCTTTGGTGACCAGGTCGATAGGGTTTATGCTAAGGTGGACGACCAGGACATCGCCGGCGAGGATGTTGGAGACCTACTGGTGATTTTTCGCCTGAGATAGAGGGGTGAAATGTACAATCCCCAGTACGATATCGGAGGGGATCCAGGGGCCGGCTCTCCGCAAGACTTCCTGTGGGTGATCGGCTTTCTCATCTTCTTCGTGATATTCATGTGGATAGCTAAGTTTTGGTGGGATCGTGATTGAGATTCCTGTTGCCGGCACTGACCGGGTGATGCTGGTCGACGATGAGGTCGCCGACCAGGCTGATCGCATGCGTTGGCGCTGGGTCGCCGGCCAGGTCATCAATGAGGGTGGGATGGTGAATTTCGGTCTATACGGCCGGAAACGGGCGAAATTTGTTGATGGTGACCCCTTCAACTGCACAAGCAGCAACCTGCAAGGGGTCGGTGGTGACCGATCTGGACGGAAACGCAACCGGATCGGGTCGTCCGGCGTGAAGGACGTTCGTTGGGACAAGTCCCGGAACCAGTGGAAGACGTCGAAGGGCAGAACCTTCAAGAACCTGGATGATGCTGCGGATTTTGTTCGCGATGAGGGTTAGAGCGAAGGTCTGGATGGGTTTGGGGGCGGCTTCGGCCGCCTTTTTTATTTGCTAGCATGAATACTAGTACCTGAAATTCTGAAAATTTTCCCGAGGCATTTCCGACATCATCGCCCCAGGCCGTCCCTTTCCCGGCCAGAAAAGGGCACCACCCTACGCGCGCGTTCCTTCCCTCTCGCGGGAAAAGAGAACAAATAAGGAACATCTGCTAACTATCTGTATTCACTCACTTCTTGTTAGGAATATGTACTTATTGAGTTTATCGTCCGAAACGCGCTTGATGAAACTCCCTTCGGGGACCGGGCAGACCACCGCCGCAAGAGACCTTCGGGGCTCAACGCCACAGGTGCGACCGGAAACCGGAAACCCGGCCGAAACGGCCGCTAGACACGGAAAGGCAAGACAATGGCGCAGACGATTGCAGAACGGGCCGCGAAGGCGAAGGAAGCGGCCGACAAGGCGAAGGCGAAGGCCGACGCGCTGGACCGGCAGGCGGCGGAAGCCGCAGCCGACAAGAGGATCGACACTTTCGCGGCCGTCATGGACGTGGCCACGGCTTCGTTCACCGGTTCCCGCCGGTCACAGGTGCTGGCATGCACCGCGATCGGTTTCGCGATCGTGGCAACCGCCGCCGGATGGGTCGACGGAAAGTCGGTCGGTCTGGTCGAGGCGGTGGAACGGGCCCGGGCGTACATCACCGGTCAGGACAAGGCCGAGATGTCCGGCACCGACAAGGCGACGTTCAAGCGTGCGAAGGCCGTCGCCAGCCGCGTTGTGAAGGCGGACGCGACATTCCGTGCCACCCTGGCACAGTCGGCCAGCGTGCAGGACGGCATGGCGTTGCTCATGACGTCGCTGGACGCCGAGCACCCCGCCCGCCATATCGCCACGGTCGCGGACCTGGATGGTGTGCTGTTCCCGGCGAAGGCGGCGAAGGCGCCGGAGTCGCCGTGGGTCCGCCTCGCGAAAGCGATGGTCACCCGCGTCGAGAAGCTGGCCGAAGACGGCGGGCCGTCGGGGGAGGAATTGGCCGACCTGGAAACGGCCCTGTCCACCCTGATCGACAATGTCGATCCCGGCATCATCGATCGTATCGTGGCGCGGCGCGCGGCGACCGTGGCGCAAGGCGACGCGGAGCGTCTGGCCGCGGAACTTGACGCCGAAGACGAGGAACAGCGTCAGGCCGCCTGACCCGCGCCCGTCCACACCCACACTCACGACCCCGCCCGGCTTCCGGGCGGGGCCGGAGGCGTTCACCCGTTCGCGCAGGGAGGCGTGCGATGTTCTCTGACTGGTGCAGCAACCCGAAGGCCGGGCATGGCCAATTGATGCGCGCCGGCATGCAAATTCGGGAACAGCGGCGGGCCGATGCGGTGGTCCGGTCGCACAACCGAAGAATTTTCTTCAACGCGGACAAGCCCGGCACGCGCTGGGAACCGCCGGTGACCGCCGACACGCGGCGCCGCAAGGTGTGGTCCGCGACCTGAAAGGAGGTGAGCTAGGTTCTCTAGGCGACTCTTATTACCCACCGCCCCGTCGCGAGCTAGACCGACGGGGCCTGCCCAAGGCTTGACATGAACACGCGTGGTTTACCCCGGCTGGTCGCTCCAGCCGGGGTTTTCGCGTTGCCATCCAGGCCCAGAGTGCCGCTCTGGGCCTGGATGGCAATACGATTCCCGAGGAGGAACCAATGTATGTGATCGCTTATGGAATGGTGATGCTGACCCTCGCGCTCGGAGTGATCATGTCGCTTCTGGTGGTGGGTTAGTGGGAGAGGGTGAGGACCCCGAACCCGAGATACCAGCGAGAATGAGCGGCAGACGGAGAGGACCCCGAATTTGGGTCGAACCGCACGGGGTTGTGAGAAGTGGACGTGATTCCGGGTGGGGGTGGCCAAGCGGTTGAAATCGCTTGGCTTTTTTGGGCCTTGAATTTACTTCCTTCCCCTCTAGTGACTATTTTCTATACGTTTAAACGTCTAGGTAGGTATATATAAAGTATAGAAAAAGAGGTTAGAAATATGGAAACAACGTGTTAGGAGGACGGGAAGTAAACATTGATGATCCTGAGGCGTGAGAATGCCTGAATTAATGCCCCATGACGCCCCCCTGGTCAAGACCAAACGTGGTCGACCAAAACTCCCTATTATCAACAGGTTGCTGAAGTGCCTCGAAATCCCTAACTACGACGTCGAGCACCTGCTCCGTCCCCGCCCAGATTGGCCTTTGGGCCTCGAGGACACCGACTGGCTATGGGTCGGCCCTGTCGAGAAGTCCGGGCTCAAGAAGCGCCGGACCTTCAACCAGTATGAGGAGTTGGTCACCTACGTGGGTGGTCGGTTCAAGCGCGAGCAATTCTACATCGACGGCACCTACCGCGCCGCGTCACGCGTGCTCTACGAGCAGTTCGTCGGCCCCATCCCCGCCCACCTCGCCATCCGGCGCATCAAGTATCACGGGCACGATGCCGACTGCATCAACCCCTTCTGCATGAAGCTGCGCCCTCGGTCTCTGCTCGCCGAGCTGCAGCGGGAGATCGTTCAGGCCCACGACCTGGATGAGGACGGAGTCCCCGTCTTCTCCGACGAGGAACTCGCCGAGGAAACCGCCGAGGAGCTGGTCTCCTACTGGAACTCGTTCACCCCGGACCAGTTCTCCGCGTGGTTGACGAACCGCCTCCGACCCAGCGACATCCCCGAGCATCACGCCGCCCTCGCCCACATCCAGGACCGGGACCTCATCCAGGCCGTGGAACGCATCCTGAGGAACATCCGATGATCACCTACACCATGGGCGACGTCGACGCCGCCCTCCGCGCGATCTTCGGCCCGCACTACGACCCCCACGATCGCACCATCCACATGGACAGAGCCGCGGCCAGGTGTTTCGTCGAGCAGCGCCCCGAGGATCGCCACACCCAGGTTCTGCGCGCCGCCCTCACTCACCTCCGGAAGACCGGCGTCATCCTGCCTGAGGACGTGAGATGACCATCAGAATCTCGTTCGATCAGCCCACCAAGGAAGAGGGCTTCGCCGAAGGTGGCTACTTCCACCCTGCGGGGGTGGCAATCGAATATGTCGGCAACGGCGAGTACACCCTCAGGCCCACTTACAGCGACGGTAGGATAGCCTCCCACGGCACCATCATCCCCCGGAACGCCATCCCCGCCCTCATCCGGGCCCTGGAGGACGTCTGCGGCGACGCTGCGTGACTCGCCGACCCTCCCCGCTACCTGCGTAGCCCAGCCGCCTCCCCCGCCCTCAGCGGGCTTCTAAACGCGATAGAGGCGCGCAAGCAGAAACACTATTGCCGAGGTTGATACCAACCACATTTGCACTCAACCCCGCCCCCGCCCACACTCCCCCCGAGACCACAACCCATCCCTGAGAGGGACAAATGCAAATCGCCAGCATCAGCGGCCTCGACAACGATGTGCTTCGTTTCTCCTTCACCAACGGTTCCACATTGGAACTGCGGGACACCGGTCAGTCGTGCTGCGAATCCCGCTACATGACCTGTGACGACGACCTCAAGCCCATCATCGGCGCCACCCTGCTCGGGTGGGAGATCCGCGACGTCACCTACGATGGTGACGACTACGACGTTCACGAGATCCAGTTCCTGGTCGTGAACACCTCCCAGGGCTCCTTCACCGTCGCCAACCACAACGAGCACAACGGCTACTACGGCGGCTTCTCGATCGAGGAGCAGTGGACCCACCCTGCAACCCATCCCTGAGAGGGACAAATGACCCAGCTGATCACCACCGCCCAGATCAAGGCGGCGAACCTGGCCGCCATCGAGAACCAGACTCTCGCGGCCATCAAGCCCAACTTCGACAACACCGGCCGGTGCAGCTACCTCGCCGGCTGCGCCATCAGTGTCGCCATGTCACCCGAGACCCTCTCGGTCATCCGCGAGGAGCGCTCCGACGGCGAGAACATTCGTGAGCTCGTTGATATGGGCGTCGTGTCCGTCGAGGACACCACGCTCGCCTACCGGCTGCAGGGCCTCCACGACAAGCTCGCCCTCAGCGGGTTCATCGACGACTGGACCATCGCGTGGTTCCGCGCCCTTGCCCCCTACGAGGGCCAGCGCATCACGATCGAGCACTACCGGTCCGTGATCGAGGCGCTCTGAATGCGTGACACCCTCGACGACGCCATCAACCACGCCAAGGCCCATCCAGCGCCTTACACCTGGTACGTCTACGAGACGCCGTCGGGCAAATTCATCATCAGCGACTACCCGCCCACGTCCTGGCCCAGTTTCATACACAGGGCCACGATCTAATTCCCGCGAGGAACCAATGACCCAGTTCAAGCACACTCCCGAAGAGGCCCGCACCAAGTGGGTCGAGGCCCTCCGCTCCGGCGAATACCAGCAGGGCAAGCACCAGCTGCGCGACGGCGACGGTTTCTGCTGCCTCGGCGTGGCCTGCGATCTGTTCGCCAAACTCGAGGGGATCGGCGAGTGGGACAACGGCCACTTCAAGATCCAGCACGAGCGCGAATTCGGCGTCCTGCTCACGCCCGTGCGCACCTGGCTCGGCCTCCAGAGCAACACCGGGGACATCAACCCGACCAAGTGCCTCACCTCCCTCAACGACCGCGGCTACTCCTTCGCGGAGCTCGCCGACGTGATCGAGGAGAAGCCGGGAGACCTGATCGCATGAACGCCCCCGAACACATCCCGATCTTCCAACACGACGCCGACATCAAGGCCGGCATCGTCAACATCTACGAGCCCGACAACCCCGACTTCACCCGGTGCCCGGGCACGGTGTTCGACATGCGCTTCGACACCCCCGACGCCCTCTACCGGATCCGGATCATCCCCGGCGGCCGGAAGCGGACAAAGGCGGCCTATCATGCTCACTCGTGATGATCTCAACGCCGCACTCACCGCGGCTCGAGAGCTGCATCGAACCGAACCTCATGCAGCCAACCTTCCGCTCCATCAAGCGATGGTCGATGCGATCATCAAGCTCGGGGGAATACCCCCGGGCCGAGCAAACCCCGACGACATCCCCTCCAACTGCGTTATCGATATCGGCACCGAGTTCAACGGCAACGGCGGCGGTGACACCTTCGACACCATCGAGCAAGCGGCCCAGTTCGCGGCGCAGTGGATCCGCGGTCTCGACTGGTCCGACGTCGGTTCCGACGGGGATGTCCGACTCATCGTTGGACTGAGGGATCGCGACGCATGACCGCCCCCACTCCCGACCAGATCAAGATCCTCGTCGGCGCCGTGCGCGAGATCCTCGATGATTTTCCCTACATCGGGGAGAAATTCGACCCTCTGAGAGAGGCCCTCAAGCCGTTCGAGGAGCCTGCCCCCACCCAGACACCCGTGCTCAAGACCTATCGGGTCGACGTCCGCCGGATGTACTACTCGACCGCGACCATCGACGTCGAGGCACGGGACGAGCACGACGCCCGATATCAGGCGCTGCATATCATCGAACCCAACTGGCCCGAGCCGGACGTGTTCGGCGACGAGATCGACAGCATCACGGAGGTCACGCCGTGAACATCCTCTACGCCCTCGTCCTCGTCACCCACCTCGGCGCCGGCCCCTCCACCGTCGAGGTCGTCGACACGGGCCTCACCTTCGAGGACTGCGTCCCGCACCTGACCTACCTCGCGCTCCCGGGGGACCAGTACGTGGTCACCGAGTGTGTGGTGGATCGCCAGCCTTTCGCCGAGTAGGTCCTAGCCCTACTCCGGACCGGACCCCGGCGCAGGGGGTCGGTCGCCCCAACGACCTCGTCCGGCTCTGCCGCAAGCAGACATGGCGATGTACCACCTCCCCCGTCCGTTGCCCTGCGCCGGCGCGGATGGGACAACTGGGTATGAGCGAACACAGTGCCCCACCCAGGCTCACAACCAGTGCCTGGGTGGGGCGGGAGAACAACATGTCGGACATCTTCGAGAAGCATCCCCGCCCTTGGCGTGTCACGGACGAGTATCGTCGGTGGTTCACCGAGAACATCCACAATGAGAACCCTCCAGCCATTGTGGATGCCGCCTACGTCGAAGACGCGCCCTACTGCATCGATCATGTCGTGGTCGATGCCACTGAGGGCTTGAGGCTGGATCTCGATGTTGCCGATCAGATCGTGAACTGGGCCAACACAAAATGAAGCTCAAATATGAGGGCCGCGACATCAGCGTCCAGGAAGCAGTCGAGGAAGCTATCTCGCCTGGCCCGAGATACGAGGGTGATCCCCTCGAGTTCGAGGTCGAGCAGCTCACCAAGATGATGGGCCGGCTGCTCAACACCTTGCCGATCGCCGTCGCCCATCGGATCATCGACGATTACCGCATCCACCTGGTCGGGGACGACAATGCCACTTCGGGTTGAACTCCCGCGCGTGCTGCAACTCGCCGACCCCGTCCAGACACCACCCTGGTCAGGGTGTCACAGCCTCGACCCCGGCCTGCCCCGGATGCTGGCAGCGGATGGAGATTTGCTCGACCAGTTGGTCGAGCCCGGAGCCGCGACGTTGCAGGTTCACGCCCGTCGAATCGCCTGGTTCATCGTCAACGGATGGCACCAGCCGATCCACGTTGATGTCGGTGTCCCTTCCCTCGGCTTCACACCACGATGGCCGATCGAGGACGGCAACCACCGTCTCTATGCCGCGAAGCTCCGCGGCGACACCCACATTCTGGTGACGATCTCCGGTTCCGTTGACCTGGCAGCGGAGCTGTTCGGCGTCACTGCCGACGTGATCATCGAACAGGACCCCTAAGACCAGTCAAGTCCCCGCCCTGATCCACAACCTCACCCTGGGCGGGGTGTTGACTCGTCTCCCATCGCGACGACGCGGAACCACTCTCGAACAAACACGGGAGCCGCGGCGGGGACCGTCTGGGCAGTTTGATGCCGGCGAACGCCGGTCAGCCCCACCAGCACGAGCCAACCACTAGCGACCATCATACCAGCGCCAACCTTGCCACTGCTTCCAATACGGTGCATCAAACCGTGGTCGGAGCTTGCCCAAGTAAACGTTCGCGTTGCACGACCCGCGCCCTCTAACTATTACGTCAGCCGGATCAAAGAGATCGGCGTGCTTGCGGATGAACAGAGACAGATTCTTGAACCTATAGACGGTTCCATCTGGACTGAGCAGGGACCACTCACGAGCAGCGAAGTGTGTCTCGAAAGGACCTGCGATCGGCGAGCAGTGGACGGCCTCGAGACGCTTCTGATCGTTCGGAGTCGACACTCGTGAACGCCGTTTGAGCTCGTTTATGCAGGCACGACGCCCGCAGGTTTTCTTTGGGCGCGTCCAATGTTGGATAAACTGCACCTGCTTCCCACAAATCAAGCATGTCACGTCGAAGGTGTACTTCGTAGCCATGCCCTAAATCTAGCACGAACAACTTCGTGTTCGACAACCCCATTCCCGAGAGGAACCAATGTCTCGCACCGAGCGCCGCACCCTGGCGCGGCGGCTGATCCGCCGTGCCCAGGTCCTGAAGGACCTCGCCCTCACCACCCGGAACCACACCCTCTTCAACGACGTCCGGGCCTTGCGCAACCAGGCCGCGAAAATTCTGGCCGGTTGATATCTACCCCGTTTGCCCCGTGGCCGGACTCCGGTCATCTTCCACTTCGACACATCCCTGAGAGGGACCAATGCAGATCCACCTGACCATCCTCGTCAACCCGGATCCTATGGCCCAGAGGATTCCCGACATCAAGACGCTGCGGGAGATCACGGGCTTCGGCCTCAAGCACTCCAAGGACATGATCGAGGGCGTCGCCTACGACGTCATCCTCTCGGTCACCCAGCTCAATGAGCTCCTGGTCGCCTTCCCCAACCGGATCCGCATCGGCGAGCCGGTCCACGACCAGTTCGAGCACTACGAAGTCGATAGGAGCGATGAGCATCCCACCGACGTCGTTCTCCATATGGATCACGACAAGCACTGGGACGCTCTCCACACCTTGAGCATCCGTCCCGAGCGCATGATCACCGGTGTTCGGCTCTCCCGCGACCGCGCCATCGAGATCCTCGGCCAGATCGCCATCGACGGCATCGTGCTTCCGTCGATCGCCAGAGCCATCAATCCCAACGTCCTGGTCGCCAGGACCAATCCCTAACCCTCCCTCATTCCCGCGAGGAATCAATGTTCAAGCACACCCCCGAGCAGGCCCGAGCGGCCTGGGTCGCGGCCCTGCGTTCCGGCCAGTACAAACAGACCACCGACACCCTCAAGGACGACTACGGTTTCTGCTGTCTCGGCGTCGCGTGCGACGTCTACGCCAAGCTGGAGCCGGAAACCGGTGCCAGTTGGGACGGCGACACCTTTGTCACCCCCAACCACGACGACGACCAGAACGACGCCACCCTGCCCACCCTCGTGCGCAATTGGCTCGGCCTCGACGGCTTCAGTGGTCCCCTGACGCGTGAGGCCACCCTGGCGACGTGCGCCGCCTCTCTCGCCAATCTCAACGACGACAAGGGCTTCACGTTCGCCCAGCTGGCGGACGTGATCGAGAACAAGGGAGTGGTGCTCCGTGGTTGAGTTCAAGCACACTCCCGACCAGGCCCGTGCGGCCTGGGTCGCCGCTCTCCGCTCGGGCGAATACAAGCAGGGCAAGGGGAGGCTGCGAAGCTACCACGCGCCCTCCTATTGCTGCCTCGGCGTGGCCTGCGATGTGTTCCTCAAGCTTGAGGAACGGGGCGAGTGGCTCGATACCGTGTTCGATGTCAGCGGTGACAGCGCGGGCACCATTCTGCCACGCTCCGTCATGCGCTGGCTCGGCCTGACCAGCGAGGGCGGGGATCTCGTCGAGGTGATCGCCGCCAGCAGCGAAGATGACGACCCCGCCGAAGACCTGATCGCTGTCAACGACCGCGGCATCGGCGACTTCAACTTCATCGCCGACCTGATCGAGGGAGGGAAGGTCCAGTGCAACACCTGACCACCGCCCAGATCCGGGCCGCCAACCTTCGTGCCATCGAGGAAGGCACCCTCGCCGCGATCGCCCACCCGGGCAAGGACGGCTGCAGTTACATCCGAGGATGTGCCATCGGGTGCGCTCTCAACGATGAGACGCGCCAGAAGATCACCAACGATCTGCTCGACGCCACCCGTCTCGTCATCCTGCTCGAGGAGCCCGACCTCCTCCAGGTCGAGGACGTCGCCCTCGCCTGCCGGCTGCAGAGCGTCCACGACGCCCTCGCCCGCGGCGACATGATCGCGTCCGAGCACGCCGCGGCCTTCCCCGTCCTCACCCCCTTCATCGGCGAGCCCATCGAGCTCGACCACTACCGGGCCGTGATCGAGAGCCTGCCCACCTGATCCATCCACATCCCTGAGAGGGACCAATCCATGTCCGATTTCAAGCACACCCCTGAGCAGGCGAGATCCGCGCTTGTCACCGCGCTGCGTTCCGGCGACTACAAGCAGGCCGAAGGTCAACTGCGCAGAGGCGATCGTTTCTGCTGCCTTGGCGTCGCGTGCGACCTGTTCGCCAAACTGGAGGAGACAGGCCACTGGGATCCCGAGGACGAGGAAATCTTCCGGACCGCCGATGGCGGATGGGGTGACGCTCTACTGCCGGACACCGTTCGCCGCTGGCTCAACTTCCGGACGGTGAACGGGGAGTTGTTCAGTGACGAGACCTCTCTTGCCGGCATGAACGATCGCGGAGCCTCTTTCGCCGATCTGGCGAAGGTCATTGAGCAGGGCCAGGCCAATGCCTGACTTCAAGCACACCCCCGAACAGGCGCGTGCGGCCTGGGTCGCCGCCCTGCGCTCCGACGCCTATCAGCAGAGCCAGGGCGCCCTGCGTGACGTCAACTACCACACCGAGAAGAGCAGCTTCTGTTGCCTCGGCGTCGCCTGCGACGTGTTCCTGAAGCTCGAGGGCCGAGGCGAGTGGGACTGCGACGACTACTTCGTCGTCGGCGACTATGACAGCAGCACTGCCCTCCCCGATCCCGTCGCCGAATGGCTCGGCCTCTCGTCCTCGCTCGGCCGCCTGACCGAGGAGATCGACTACAACAGCATCCGGGTCGCCAGAGACCTCACCGACCTGAACGACAGCGCCAAATACTCGTTCGGCGACATCGCCGACCTAATCGAGGGCGGCAAGGTCGCTCTCTCCCACATTCCCGCGAGGAACCAATGAACGTCGAACGTCTCACCGAGCTCGTGCGCCTGCTGCGCGAGCCTTCCCAGGTCCCCGGCGTGTGGGGGTTCTGGATGGGTACCTGGTACGAGCAGTTTTCAGGCGTCGAGCACGTCGTCAACGCCGAAGCCTACGACGAGGAGAACAACTGCGGCACGACGTGTTGCGCGATGGGCCTGGCCGGGCTGCACAAGTCCTTTCAGGACCAAGGCCTCACCTACGACCCGGAGAGGGCCATTTTCGCCGTCGATGGGCGCCGGTCCAACGGCTTCGATGCTGCCGCGATCTTCTTCGACATCCCGTTCGATGACGCACTAGCGATCTTTGACGCGCACTACAGCCTCTACGGCACCAGCGACCCCAGCCCCGAACAGGTCGCCAATGTCATCGAGCGCTACATCGTCGACGGGAGCCTGCCGTGAACAAGCCCCGCCTCCTCCGCCTCGTCCAGCTGCTGCGCGCCCCGCTGCCCGACGAGCTCAGCGGGTTCTCAATGAGTTTCTTCAGGACCAACGTGGACCTGAACGACTTCGGCGCGGACAACGCAGTGTGGCGCCCTGGGTTCAATTGCGGCACGGTCTGCTGCGCGCTGGGTCTGGCTGCCCTCGACCCCGAGTTTCAGACCGCTGGCCTCCACCTGTCCGGCGGGAACGTCTACTTCGAGAACTCGAACAGCTACGATGCCGGGGCTGAGTTCTTCGAAATCCCGATCGATCATGCCGAGCGCATCTTCTACCCCGACGACGACCTCTACGGGCCCCGGCCTCACCGCCCCGAGACCGTCGCCGACGTGATCGAGCGGTACGTGGAGACGGGGGTGCTTCCGTGAGCAAACCCTGGCAGTTGCGCTACTTCATCGGAGACGAACCCGCCAGCGAAGCTTGTGCTGACGTCGATCGTGCAGAGTTCAGTCGGCACGGTGTGTACGACCGCGTGGTCGTGCCCGTGAAAGACGGCACGTCTCGCAGTCTTCTCAGCCTCCTCGAACGTGCCTACGAGGCGGGACGCCAGGCCAAGGCGGATGAAATTCGGCACGCAGTCTTCAACACAAGGCCCGTTCCATGACCCCCACCCCCCTCCAGCTCCTCGAGCAGGTCTGTGGCGAGGTCCACGAGCGCCGAGACGGCAAGCTGCTGATCGCCCTGTCCGGCGGGCTCCCCAACTACGACCCGCGCGTCACGGTGATCCGAGCGGCTCTCGCCGCTCGGGCGCCTCTGCGAGAAGATATCGATCTCCTCCTCGATCGGCTGGAAGACAAGGCCAAGAGCTACCGCCACACAGCTGATCGGTGTGACAACCCCGACGCTGCCGACTTCTTCCGCAGCACGGCGCTCCAGGCCGACATCGACGCCGGCCTAGTGCAGTCACTCGCGGAACGGGGGAAGCAGCTCGAGGATCTCGCGAAGGATGCCCTTCGGGATCTCCGCTACATCTACGACAACTTCCCGGAGACGGGCGGCGGGTTCGTCGCCCGGGAGACCATCCGGAAGCTCGAGGCGGTTCTGAAATGAAACTCAAGGCCGTCCACAACAAGCGCCTCGGCCGGTGGCAGCTTTGCCATGACCAGTGGTGCAAGCCGGGTGAGACCAGCATCGTCGCGATCGTCCTCACCAGCGAGGATCCCGAGGCCGACGAGCGCCGGGCGAAGCTGATCGAAGCCCGGTTCAACGAGGGCGACGCGCTCCAGCGATCACGAGATCTCTGGAAGGAAACAGCTGAGTTCGTTCTCAAGCATGCAACCCCCACCGGCTGGCGCCCAAAGATGGAGTGGGCCGAAGACGATCAACCCATTCCCGAGGACGCCCAGATCGAGGCCGCCCATCCGATGATCTCCGAGGCACCGAACGTCCATGGTGTCTACGCCGAAGCGCTCCGGATGGTCTCGGCCAAGCGTTCGAAGTACGCCCTGGTCGACCTCGTCCACTGGCTGCTGATGCGCCATGCGTAACCGCCACCCAGGTCCCTGCTACCGCTGCGGCGAGGTCGTCCTCGCCGGCGAGGGCCACTTCGAGAAGTGGGGCCGAGGCTGGCTTACCCAGCACGCCGAATGTGCTATCGCCTACCGGGGCACCGGCGTCGGCAAGACCGAACCACAAAGCAGTCGCGGAGGAAGAGATGAGTGACATCGAACGCCGGATCCTCACCTACCTCAGCCGATATAAGAAGGAGATCGGCGCCATGTGGACGGCCGACATCGCCTACGGCCTGCGAGAGTCCACACCTTTCATCCGGAAGATCCTGGTGAAACTGGAGAAGGACGGGAAGGTCAGGCGTGTCGTGATCGGCAACCCGACGTCGTGGGAGCTGGCAGAATGACACCCTCAGAGATCGCCAGGAGAGAACGCGTAAAAACGCTGGAGTTGCTTGCCCAGAACCCCGAACTCTCCGACGAGACCCGTCGAGACGCCGAGGTCCTCGGCGGTGCTCTGACGCTGGCGATCAACCAAGTTGGGGAGGTGCTCGGCCGACCTCTGGCGCCAGGCGTCGTCGCGTTGGTGCTCCGCGCCTACGCCGAAGAAGCAGAGCGCGTGATCGCCGCGCTCCGTGAACACTACAATTCGGAGAGTTGATATCAACTTGCTTTGACCAGACCATCCGGCCCGAGCATCTTTACCAAACACCATCCCTGAGAGGGACCAATGTCGAACGTTCTCACCTTCCCGGCCCAGGATCAGCCTGCGGTCGAGCACGTCTCCCAGGACCAGTGGGGGCGGCCGATGTACCGGTTCGCGATCTCGTACGATCACCTGCCGAACCGCACCTGGACCGCCGACATCTGGGCCTACAACCAGGCCGACGCAGAGGCCCGGCTCGAAGCCATCCGCAACAACGGCGTCATCGCCGGCCAGGCGCTTGAGGAGGGGGCATGGTGAACCTGCCCGAACTCCGCCCCATCGGGCCGGATGGCGCCCCTCATGCCAAGCTGAAGGGCCAGATCCAGATCCTCACCGCCATGCACCACGTCGAGCTGATTCAGGTCGGCTACCTGACGGAGTATGGAGACATCATCACCCGCCAGATGCCGGACGAGGACGCGCCCGATATGGCTGACATCGTCTCGGTCGAGCCGGAATTCACCGACGAGTTCAACGAGCTCCACGCCGCTACCGGCAGCCAGGGCTGGCTCGAGACCGTGTTCATCGCGCACCGCGAGTATGCGGTGTTCATCTTCCCGTTCTCGCTATGAACAAGCTCGACAGCTTGGTTCGGATGAGCCTTCTTCGCTATCCGACCCTCTATGCGACCAGGTGGGACGTTCTGCGGAACCTCTATCTCGGCTTTGGCCACGGCTACGAGTGGATCGACGGCGAGCTGAGCAACATCTTCAAGGAGGACGACGAAGAGACGGCCCGCTCCAGGTTCTTCCGGGACATTAACGAAGACGCGGCCGAGCATCAGGCAGCGGTCGATCGGGGAATTCCTGATTTCCTGCAAGACCTGTATGAGCGCCGGCGAGTCAACCTCGAATTGCGTCGCCAGCGCCGGCGGTTCCAGTTCGACAACCTCGACATGATCACCGTCGAAGATCGTCTCTATCTGACCGGCTCATGGGACAACCCGCACGGCATCGTGCGGACCATTTCGACCCGGTACAGCCCGATCTTCCTGGTGCCGGACAACGCCGAGGAGTCGTTCCGACGCGGCGCCCGCGAGGTCTTCGACATCGCGATCCCCATGCTCTACGACCTCGAGCTCTGCGGCCACGACCACGGCATGCGCGCCACTCTGATCGCTTCGCAGAACAGGATCTTCCCACCGTCACCCTACGCCACCGAACTGGCGAAGAAACTGATCGACGAGATCCGGCGAGAAGAAGAAGAAGAAGAAGAAGAAGAAGAAGAAGGCGAGTAGTCTTTCCACCACATCCCTGAGAGGGACCAATGCTGACCCAAGCCATCGACGAGTACATCGCCGGGCTCGAGATCCCGTCCAACATTAAGGACATGATCTCCCTCGCCCGGATGGACCTGACCAATGGGCCCGTCTACCTCGACGCCGGCGGCGAGCCCTGCTCCTGCTTCGACCCCTACGTGAAGCGCTTCGACTTCTCGGCGGCCACCGACCAGATCTCCACGGCGCTCCGGGACCTGGTCGGGCCGATCTACCTCACTGAGGACGGGTGCTGGCAGATCAGCGAGCCCGAGGCGGAGCTCGATTGGTTCACCAACGACGATGGTGAGGTCGAGGAAATCTGGGTGCCGGCTCCGGACTTCACCGTCGTCGACACGAGCCAGATCCTCGCCCGGATCGTCGGGCCGGAGCTCGTGAGGTACGTGTGATGAAGCGCAAGCACCTCACCGACGCAGAGCAGTCGACCCTCACCAACGCCCTCCAGGTCGCGGCCGAGCGCTTCGATGAGCACGTCAAGCTGTTCACCGAGCTCGCCGAGGGCGGTGGCAACGACTTCATCCGCCCCCGTGCCGCCGTCTCGATGGCCCAGCAGTTCGAGCGCCAGGCGGCGGACACCCGATCCCTGCTCTCGGTGATCAACGGCGCCGAGAGCGTAAAGGTGGAGTACGAGCCCGACGATGAGTGACTACGACCGCGTCATCGCCATCGAGGCCGAGCAGCAGCGTCTGCGTGCCGAGATGGAGCTCCAGCCCCAGCTCTGGATCCCCAACCTGATCCGGATCGCCGGCCTCGAGCAGGATCGAGCCGCCACCTACGCCCGGTTGAGGGAGGGGGCGGCATGAGGCACCTCTGCTCCGACTGCGGCGGCACCGGCCGGGACGAGCGGAAAACCGCCGCTAAAGCCAAGGAAGACGCCGAGTTTCGACATCGGGTCAAGCACCACGGGACCTATGTCCAGTGCTGGACCTGCAACGGTAGAGGCATCGATCCAGCGGAGTATTTCCGCTGGGGGCCTCATCCCACAAGGGACAAATGTGATGCATGACCCCAAGATCGGTGAGATCATCACCAACCCCGACGCCAAGCGCGACGCCATCCACTTCGCCGTGGCTCCCGTCACCGCGGCGCACCATCTGCGGCCCGGCGACCGGGTCCAGTTGCGCGACGACGGCACGGCCACCAATGCCACCGACAAGGTGATCGGCATCGTCGATCCTTTCCTCGACGAGAACGTCAAGAAGGGCGACCGCTTCTTCCTGTTCCTGATGCCGAACACCATCACCAGCCTGCGCCACGCCTGGGCCCACCCGGCCTTCCCCGACGAGCAGCTGGGCGAGATCGCCCCGCAGAACCCGGTCAAGGCGACCGAGTCCCGGCAGTGGATCGAGGAGTTCGCCTCGAGCATGGGCTACACCTACGATGAGGTGATGACGGCGGCCAATGATCTCGCCGACGATGAGTGGGACTACACCTACGACAACAGCGAGAAATACAAAGACCGGGACTGGGAAGAGTTCTGGCCTCACTGGGAGCAGGTGACTGGTCGAACCAAGCCGGAGCACATTTACGGCGGAGCGCCGTATTCGTGCGCCTGCTGAGGATCCGGCCATGAAAACCATCTGGGCCCTCACCTCGGTCGCCAACCTCTACGATCAGCCCCCGAACAACCTGGTCGCGTGGTGGAGCGAGAAGCCCACCCTCGACCAGGTCTGTGACGCGCTCGGGATGGGCAAGTTCCCTCCCCAAACCGATCAGGCCGTGCTGCAGGTCGTCAACATCTGGTCCGGCAAAACCGAGAGGATCGGCAGCGACATCAGCGGCACCGACTTTTCCCTCAGCGAGATCAAGGAAGGCAAGCTGTGAACTATTTTGGCTGCGGACTGATGATCTTTGGCGCCGTGATGCTTCTATGCCACGGCGTGCAACAACCCACCAACCTTCGCTTCTCAATCTTTACCAGTGCCGGCACCGTTTTGGCTATTCTTGCAGGAGCATACGCGCTGTGAACGTCAACATCAGCATCGACATCCCGATCAGCCGGATCGCCGACCTCGTCTGCAACTGCTTCGAGGGCAGTTACTCGCCCTGGATCGGCAGCGCCAACCTGGCGCCCGGCGAGCACGCGATACCCGGGCTCGTCTTCTGGGCCCAGCCGCTCCTGTACGAGCAGCCGCGGTTCGGCATCGTCGTCACCTACGACGGCCCGGACGATGACGAGGGCTCCTTCGCCAGCCAGAAGACGATCACGCTCGAGGACCTCCGCAAGGGCCTCGAGCTGATGGCTAAGGAGGAGCCCTATCAGTTCGGCAACTTCCTTTCGGACAACGACGACGCGATCACCGCCGACACCTTCATGCAGCTCGTGGTACTGGGAGAGGTGGTGTACGGATAGGCATGACCGACCCCCAGTTCCAGGCTCTGAACTACCTCTACACCAGCGGCTTCAAGCCGCAACTGTGGGGTTCAGACTCGGCTGGGTGGCGGATTGGTCCGCTGCACAAGGTGTCCGCCGCCACCAAGCGCGCCCTCCTCCGCAACGGCTGGATCAAGTACGTGAAGGCCACTGCCGAGGCCGAGTGGTTCGAGCCCACGGCTGAGGGCCGGAGAGCCTATATGGCGGAGAAGGCGAGAAGACGATGACAAGATCCCTCAGTTCCATCTCCCAGCTGATGTACAAGGCTGGGATCGATCTGGAGGCATTCTACATGTTCGCGATCGCTCTCGGTGTTTCCGAAGATCGAGCGGAGCGGTTCCTCGAGGAGGAGGTGAAGGTGGTCCAGCAAAATCCTCACTTGCGGTATGAGGACGCCGTCGAGAAGGCACGGAAGCGGGTTTTGGAGCTCGCGACTCGACATTCGACCTGATGTTCCTATAATGTTCTCATCCGGCATGGAGGAGAACGTGCTCACCCTCAACACGATCGGCGACCTGGTCGACAGCGATCACGACCTCTACGTCTACTGCAAAGGCCGGGATTGTGGGCGCCGCGGTGCGCTCGATCTCTCTGGCATTGCGAAGATTCGTGGGAGAGCTCTCACGGTAATCGATCTGGTTGACAAACTACGATGTCAAGAGTGCGGAAATGGTGTTACGTGCAGCATACATCCGCCAACGACCGGTCGAAATTTTGAGAGAGGCGTAATCAGAAAACCATCGCCAGATACTAGGCGACCTCTAATTCTCGGCAGTTAATATCTACCTCATTTGCAATGCCGCCCCCGAGGCGGCATTTTCCTTTTTAACAACCATCCCTGAGAGGGACCAATGTTGACCGCCTTATGGAACTCTGTGCGCCTCGTCGCTGAGTGCGTCGGCTGGATCTTCATCGTGGGCGCCGTGTCTGGCGCTGTCGCCTACATGCACTTCAACCGCGAGCAGGACGTCGAGTGATGTTCGTCGTGGTTCAGGAGCGCCCCTCCAACGATATGATCGCGGCTGGGTCGGAGGCCGAGGGTTACACCAGCTTCGACATGTTCGAGGATCCACTGAAGCGGTCCTGGCCCGCCATGGTGAGTGCCTCTCGCCGGCCTTGCAACGGCGTCTACCTGGTCACCGATGGCCGGCTTCACCGACCACCCTGGCTCGTCCTGGTCTTCTACATCACCCGCTTCGCCCTCGGCTGCATGTGCGGTGCGAGCGCGATGGCCGCCATCCTCTGGTGGAGCCTGCAGGCATGATCACTCTCTACGCCATCCAGCACAAGCCGACCGGCCATTTCCTGCCGGCGTCCAACCGGAAGCGCCGCGGGTATACCAACGACAAGCCGAAGGATCCTTTGAAGGTTCCGCCTCGCCTCTTCCGTCGGAAGGGGGACGCTAAGAACGCCCTGAGGTGGTGGCTGAAGGGGATCACCCACGTGTCCTACGTCGGCTCGTACGACGACTACAACGAGGATTGGCACACCAAACCCGCCCCCGACCGGAAGGCCGAGGAGATGGAGGTCGTTCCGATGAGGCTTACCTATGACGATTGAGAAAGCCCGCGCCTTCGCGATCGGCGCCCACAACGGGATCGGTCAGGTCCGGAAGTACACCGGCGAACCCTACTGGTGGCACTGCCAGAACGTCGCCTGGTGGGTCCGCATGGCGGACTACTGGACCGACGAGATGGCAGCCGCGGCCTGGCTCCACGACGTGGTCGAGGATACCAAGGTAACGCATCAGCAGCTGCTGGATGAGTTCGGCCGGGAAATCGCCTCCCTCGTCCAGCAGGTGTCTGACGTCTCCAGGCCGGGCGACGGAAACCGGAAAGCCCGGAAGCAGCTAGATCTCGAGCACCTAGCCGAGGCCTCGCCGGCGGCCAAGACGATCAAGCTCGCCGACATCATCGACAATACCGAGTCCATCGTCCGCCACGACCCGAACTTCGCCAAGGTTTACCTCGCCGAGAAGGCCGCCCTTCTTGAGGTCCTGACCGAGGGTGACCCGGGGTTGTGGGCGATCGCCAAACGACAGGTGACACCGTGACACCCTCCGAACTCGAATTTCTGACCGCCAAGCGTCGCGCACTCTGCGACCGGCGCGACGCTCTCAATGATCAGATCGTAGCCATGACCAATCGGATCGATGCGATCCGCAACGCCGAGGCCGAGGAAACGATCAGGGCCGGCGCTTCGCTTGCCTGGCTGCTCGACGTCACCAATGAGACAACGGCCTCCTACAAGGAGCTGCAGCGGGTCCTCGCCGAGCACCACTGCATGAGCAGCGGGTATGACACCCGCACGAACCAGACGGTCGTAAAGGTGAGACCTCCGCGGCGCGACCCCGCGGCGCTGGAGAAATGTCTGCAGTTCCTGATCGAGCAGGTGGTGCCGATCCTCGCCTCCGACCCGAAGGAGATCGGGATCTTCGAAAACACCCTGAGCGAGAGCGGCGTCTACAGCCTGGTCGTCCATGACCAATCGGTGGACCTCGTGCTCACGCGATGGCGCCGGCCCACAACCCTCGAAACTTTCCCCGACCTGCGGACCGCCCTCACCTACATCCAGGAGCATCACTACTATGGAGATTGAGACGGCCTACACCGCCCGTGACACCGCCCTCACCCCCACCGTCGACCTGATCCTCATGCAAGGCCGGGCGATCTGCCAGCGCGTGATCGCCATCCAGGAGAAGAAGCCGGACGAGGCGCTGGGCCATGTCGTGGTGCTGGAGCGAGCGCGATGACCCCCACCGTCATCGTCCACTGGGACGAGCAGGGAGGGATGACCTTCCATGTCCACGGCGCCGGTGTGCGCCTCTTCACCGTGGACGAGAGGGCGCCTGACGATCGCGTCTTCGAGATCGAGAGCCGGGTCGAGGAGAAGGACATCGCCGCGATCCTGCGGAACGACCCGGTCGGCCACCTGGGCGATCGCCCGATCGTGGAGCAGGCGATTCGGGCCAAGCTAAACCCCGGCCTTAAGCTCGTCGACTAACCTAGCCCCATCCCTGTGAGGGACCAATGTTCGAAATCCGCTTCGACACCGGCAACTCGGCCTTCGACCAGGCGCCGGACGAGGAAATCAGCCGCGTCTTAGACGAGGTCGCCAAGGAGATCGCCGCCCGCCCCGCTGTGCATTTCAACCGGCGCGAGGACGGCATCATCCGGGACAGCAACGGCAACCGCATAGGCGGGTGGTCCTACAGACCAGCGCGAATCTGATGTTCCGCTGGCTACTCTCGCTGTTCCGTCGGCGCGCGAGGGAGCGCGCTCCACCGCGCAATATCATCGACGAGTTTTGATGACCAGAATTCCGTTCGCCCGGATTCCTGAGGTCTTCAACTTCGGGAAGAACGGGGCCACCAAGCCAGCCGGTGTCACGGTTGAGCCAGGTGGTGATCAGACGGTCAGGTTGGGCGCCCTCAATATCAAGGGCGGTGAGACGGCGGGGCTCATACTGCATGTCCCCGTCGAGCACCTCCCGGACCTGATCCGAGCTCTCCGACAACTCCATCCCTGAGAGGGACCAATGAGGCTCTTCCTCGACGACGAGCGTCCCCCGCCCAACGACGGCAACGACTGGGTCATCGCCCGGACCTACTTCGACGCCGTCGCCAAGACCGTCGAGTGTTGGCTCGCTGGTGACCTGCTCACCTACGTCAGCTTCGATCACGACCTGGGCGAGGGTCCGAACGGCGCCGAGTTCGCTGATTTCCTCGTCATGAACGATGTGGAGAACAACGGCGCCCTGCTCCCCCACGACTTCACCTACTACGTCCACAGCCAGAACCCGATCGGCAAAGCCAACATCGAAGGCAAGCTGGAGGGGTATCTCACCTTCAAACGCAACCATCCCTGAGAGGGACCAATGAAAATCAACCTTGCTGTCGCTCCGGTGGAGCGATCCCAGGACTTCGTCGAGACGGAGTTCTACATCCCGCCGAGCGCGAACCACAAGCTGGCCGAGCTCGTCGTCAAGAATCTGTACGAGAGCCAGATCCGCTTCGTCGTCGAGCTCGTCGCCAATGCCTACGACGCGGCGCCAGGCAAGGCGCCTCGGATCAAGTTCCCGACCAAGCTCGAGCCCTGGTTCGAGGTCCAGGACGAAGGCCTCGGCATGAGCCCGGCGTTCATGCGGTCGACCTACTGCCAGATCTTCTCGTCGACCAAGGACGACGACGACACCAAGATCGGCGGCTGGGGCATGGGCCGGCTGTCCGCCCTGGCCATCACCCAGTCCTACATCCTCATCAGCGACGACGGTGACACCCGGAACACCTACAACGTGTTCCGCGGCGAGAACGGGATGCCGCGGCTCTCGCTGATGCACAGCGGCCCGAGCCAGAAGACGGGCGTCACCGTCACCGTTCCGATCCCGCACGACAAGATCGACGAGATCCGGCGGGAGGGCGCCAAGCTGCTGCCCTTCTTCAGCCCGAAGCCGAACTCCAACCTGGAGATCACGCCTGTCGAGCTGACCTACGAGAACAAGGCCGACGGCTGGGCCATCCGCAAGTTCGCTCCGGACAGCAAGAACGTCGTGGTCATGGGGGGCTACCCCTACCCCATCGACTACAGCTCGCTCAGCTACGGGGACTCCTACAGCATCCTGAGCAGCTTCAACCGGTTCGTGTTCACCGCCCCGGTCGGCACTTTCGACGTCACGTCGAACCGTGAGCGTCTTCGGTACACCGACAAGACCAAGGTGGCGATCGACGCTCTGGTCGAGAAGATCAAGTCGGGCTTCCACGAGTCGATCCAGGATCTGATCCTGGCCCAGCCGACCTACTGGCTGGCCTGCCAGGAGTTTTCCCGGATCGAGCGTCCTCTTCCGGGGTCCCTTTCCGAGCTGATCAAGGGCAAGATCAAGTGGCAGGGCCGTGTGGTCTCCAATCAGATCAAGGTCGTCGGCCACTCTCTCGGTGAGCTGGACAACGAAGGTAAGCGAGACCGCTACCACCGGCCGAGCAAGCCGACGTTCGGTCACCGCTACGAACCGTACGTCTATCCAATCTCCAGCTACCACGACAACAAGGAGCCGGTTCTCGTCTGGATCGACGACGATACGATCAAGAACCAGGCCCGTCGGATCTCGGAGGCCTGCGAGGTTCGTGCCAAGATCTACACCTTCAAGGATCTCGACGTCGTCAAGCAGCTCGGCGATCCGCCCTACCTGACCCTGTCTCAGCTGCCCGAACCGGCGCCGATCCAGCGGAGCCGCTACAGCACCGGACCTCGCGCCAAGGTCAAGATCTACGACTGGATCCGGGGGACGTGGGACGAGGAGACCAGCTGGGACATCAACGCCGGCGGTATCTACGTCGATATGGAGAATGGCGATATCTCGTCAGAGGACGGCGATCTCCTCTGCGGAGCTCGCCAGTGCGCCGAGATCCGCCCCGACCAGTTGATCGCGATCCCGAAGTCCAGCTTCAAGACCCGCGACGGCTACACCCCGTTCAAGACTTTCGTCGACGCCAAGTTGAAGGAGCTTCTGACACGGGACATGAAGAAGGCCCTCGCCAACGTGGTGGGCTTCGATTCCATGGAGTGGAGGAAGCGAGAGTTTCTCGTCACCCTCACCACCTATGCAGACCGAGCCAAGGAACTCCGCCCCTTCCACAAAGTAGTGGAGGACGCGGAGAAGCTACGCCCCTTGGCCCACGCGGCCAAAACCAGAGTGGAACTGAAACCCACCCTTTCCTTCGACCTCGAACCCCTCAAGGCGAAGCGTCCCCTTCTCTTCGAGGTGCTCGGCCATATCAGAAACCCTTCACCCGAACTCATCAACAAAATCCTGTGAGGATCAAATGCTTCCGTACAACATTACGAGCGACAGTCTGACTGTCGTGCTGCCGACTGGCGTGACCAAGGTCATCACCAGCGGCCATCCGAACTTCGAGGCGACGAAGGCCGCCATCAAGGCCCATGAGTGGGATCGTGTGCCGGACCTGGTCGACGTCGCCGCCTCGATCCGCAACTACCTCGAGGGCGCCCAGGGCCGCCTCGTCCTGGATGAGAACGGCAACCTGACCTTCGACGGAGCCGAAGTCCACCACGGCCTGGTCGGCAAGATCATCGATATCCGCGACGAGGGTCACGACCCGGTCCCGCTCGTGAACTTCCTCGAGCGGCTGCTGCAGAACCCGTCCAAGCGGTCGCTGGACCAGTTCTACAACTTCATCGAGCGCAACCACATCACCATCCAGACCGACGGCATGGTGGTCGCCTACAAGGGCGTCCGGGACGACTACAAGGACGAGCACTCCGGCACCTTCGACAACTCGATCGGTAAGCGGCACTCGATGCCGCGCAACCAGGTCGACGACGACGCGGACCGCGGCTGCAGCTACGGCTTCCACGTCGGCTCCTACGACTACGTCAAGGGCTTCGGCCATCGGAAGATGCTCGTCCGGTTCGACCCGAAGGACGTCGTCTCGGTCCCGCACGACGCCAACTGCACCAAGATCCGCGTGTCGGAGTACGAGGTGATCGGCGAGGTCGACGCCGGCACCTTCGCCCAGGCCGAGCCCTTCAAGCAGACCGTGATCGCCTCGGCCGGTGATGAGCGGAAGGTCCTGAACGAGCTCCGGACCTACTCCGCCCTGCTCCGCGCCCTCGCCGACGATGGCGCGGTGCTCGAAGAGACGGTCGTTTTCGTCACCACCGACGAGCTCGAGACCAACGACGAGATCGAGGACGCCATCATCGAACTCGATCACGTCGTGTTCAACGGGCTCGAGATCGACGACTGGAAGCTCGCTTCCTGGACCGAGATCGAAGACACCGAGGGCGCTGTCAACAAGGACGACTACGAGCTGTTCGCCGTCGACGTTCACTTCTTCGACTACAATCCCTACGGCGATGACAACGAGACCGTCGAACTCGTGAAGGGGAAGGTCTGGGCCGCCTCTCGCTACGACGTCGACGAAGAGGTCGACGACCTGATCCAGAGCGACGTGCTGCCGACCAACGGCGCCTCGTACGAGGACTACGAGACCACCATCGTCGACACCCACTAAACCTACGAGGGCGGGGCGCCCTGCCCCGCCCACATTCCCGCGAGGAACCTATGAAGACCTTTCTCATCGTGTGGCTGTTATTCGCCATCTCCGGTATCGCCGGCATGGCCGAGCACCTCATCTACTGCATCAAAACCGACTGGATCGCCATGCTCCTGGTCGGCCTCTTCATCCCGCCGGTCGGCGTGGTTCACGGCCTCGGCCTGCTGCTGGGGGCCTGGTGATGGAGAAGGACATCCGACCGACCGCCGTCCATCTCGCCGATCGGGACTACGACCTCAACCTGAAGAAGCGCACCCGCTCTCAGAAGGCCGCCAACAAGGCCATCATCCAGCGCCTCGGCGCCGACAGCGACGGCGCCTTCCGCGTCCGCAACCGCCTGGACGGGAAGAACTGACCATGCCGAGCCGCATCATTCGCCGCGTCTGCCACGCCCGCGGCCGCTACGCCCGGTTCCATCCGCCGAAGGGTGACGCCAACCGGGGCGTGATCCACAAGCGCGTCGTCGACGGACGAGAGATCTATCTCCACGCCACCAAGGGCTGGAAGACCCGACGGGCTTAACCCCTTGCACAGGGGCAGCACCTTTCAGGTTCGTGGCTAGGCCGGACCACACCTCACAGTCGACCTCGAAGTTCAGAGAAGCTCCGTCGCTGCCCCGCGCTCACGCGCCATTGCAGACGGGAAGGTCGGCATCCGGCCACCCTTACACCATCCCTGAGAGGGACAAATGCTACGCTTCTGCCCGGATATCGGGATGTGGGCGCTCGATCGTCCGCGTTTCGATATCACCAATCCCGACGGTACGGTGACCCGGGGCTCCTGCACCAAGGTCGCCACCTCCTTCTGCAAGGCCACCTGCTACAACAACAAGCTGGAGAAGGTCTTCACCCGCATCCGGAAGCGGGACGTGAAGAACGAGACCTTCTGGCAGCAGCTCACCGGAGCGACCTTCCGAGCGATCCTCAAGCGCAAACGCCGCGTCGTCGCCCGGTTCCGTGGCATGACCCGCGGGGAGAATTTCTCGTCGCACGAGGATGTGTGGCGCTGGAGTGACATCCTGAAAGAAAATCCGGACACCCTCTTCTGGCTCCCCACCAGAGCCTGGTGGGACCCGGAAAAGCAACGCCTCAATTTGTGGCAAATCCTGGAGATCGAGGCGGCTGTGATGTCGCTTCCGAACGCCCGGGTCCAGGCCTCGGTCGACCCGAGCAACATAGCCGGGTGGGCAGCGATCGAAGCCCGCGGTTGGGGCGTCATGTTCTACGGGGACGACAATCCCAACCTCCGCTCGCCAAGTGGACTGAAAGCATTCCACTGCCCTAAGACTTTCAGGCATCTGAAGGGACACTGCGGGATCTGCCGCGCGGGCTGCTTCGACAAAGATCTCGCGTCGAAGCGATTTGTCCACCTGAAGCAACACTGATGTACATCAGCGACCTGGAGTACATCCGCCGTCAGATCCAAACCCGTGGGTTTGTGTCCATCGACGACACGTCAATTCCGTCAAACGGCATAGACGATCACCACATTCCGCATTGCATGCTTAAGGAGAGAGATGATGACGATCACCATGATTCCGGTTCAAAGCTCCAACCTCGCCGCCGTTGGCCATGACGGCATCAGCAGCCTTGACGTGCTGTTCAAGAACGGAGGACACTATCGTTATCAAGGAGTTAGCTCCGACATCTTCGTTCAGATCCTGAATGCCGACAGCGCCGGCAAGGCTCTGAACACGCTGGTGAAGAGCGCCGGCTTCCCGTTCGAGAAGCTTGACTAGAAGCGATACGTAACGTATCTATCAATGCGGCGGAACGTCCCATTGGGACTCTCTGGTAGGGAACAAAAGTTCGGAAACTGGTTATTTTCCGCCGCATCACAGTCGTGATTAATGCGCAAGTGAAACCTTGGTAAGCCGACACATCCCATGAGGGACAAATGTTCATCTCGACCGCCAGGGCCGCGCGGCACCTGGATTTCGATCCTTCGACCTTACAGGCGATGGCAAGGCGGGGGGTTGTTCCAGGTGCAAAGAAGTTCGGCCGCCTATGGCGCTTTGAAAGCGAGCTCTTCTTTGCCTGGGTCAAGGACGATAGTGACAGGCAACGAGGGGTGAAATGCCAAGGGTCTTCCAACGGAAAAACAGTCAAAGCCTCTACATCGCCTATACGAAAGACGGAGTCGAAGTATATGAGTCTGCTCGGACTCAAGACCCGGTAATCGCCCAGCAACTTCTTGATCAACGTCTCGCGGAACAAAACGCCGGCCTAGGCCCCACATGGCAATGGGCTGTCGAGGAGTTCTTCGAGAAGGCGATCATCAAGCCGAAGACCCGAGCCTGTTACCTCTCGAGCGCGAGGAACGTTCACCCGTTCCTCGGGCATCTTCGCATGAAGCAGGTGACGACCACGGTGCTGCGCGAGGTCATCACTGAGCGACGGAAGCAGGTTGTGCGGAACAAGCCGGTAGGTGACACGGCGATCCGTCGGGACCTGGCATTTGTCAGTTCGGTCTTCACCCTGGCACTCGAGACCGAGGAGGAGTGGACGGAGGGGTTTGAGCATCCGGTCCACCGGCTGTCGAAAACCACGACCAAGAACAAGCGGCTCAAGCGCACCACGCGCCGGCGGAGGTTCTTCTCCCCGCGCGAGTTCGGTGCCCTGCTCTGCGCCTGCACGACCCAGCAGCAGCGTCGGATCCTGAAACTGGCCGTCTCCACCGGCATGCGCCGGCAGGAGATCGAGAACCTTCAATGGGAGCGGAACGTCCGCCTCTCTCGTCGCGAGATCGTTCTCTGGGACGACGACACGAAGACGAGCGAACCGAGGACGATCGCCCTGAACGACATCGCTGTCAGGGTCCTGTCCCTGACAGTCCGGAGCAACCAGTGCCCCTACGTTTTCTGGCACATGGAGATCGACGAGAAGGGTCGTCCGGTCCCTGTGAAGTACGCCTCGTTCGCTCAGTGGTGGAAGGGCGTGAAGAAGCGAGCGATCGCTCGGTCACCCGATTCGCGCTTCCACGACCTGAGGCGGACGTTCGCTTCCTGGTGGATCCAGAGAGGTGGCGACTGGGAGGTGCTGAGAACGATGCTGGGTCACTCGCAGTCGGAGATGACGGCCAACTATGCCTACCTTCGGACCGGGGACCTGCACGATGAGATCGCCCGACTGTCAGGGCCGCAACCCGGACAGGACCTTCTGATCGATGACGAAGAGGAGGACGACGAGGATGAATAA